TGTAAGAGAGCGCGAGATAGCTGGAGAAAAATGCTATCTCGTGTTTCCTTCAAAGATTGGAGTGTCCTGGACCAAAGACAATCTGATATATAGAAGCAGCATATGGACAGCGTCTGGTGAACCTGTCTCGCTAGGATTTAAAAAGTTTTTTAATCTTGGAGAAGCTGCCGAAGTTTGCCCTGACTTTGTGGAGCAAGATTTAAAGGATAACGTAGCTCATGTCATTGAGAAAATTGATGGTTCTTGTTTGATAGTCTCTGTATTTAGAGGAGAGCTAATAGTAAGAACACGAGGAACGTTTGATGTCGAAGAACACGAGAAGACTAGAGATGATATAGCCGTTCTTAAAAAGAGATATCCAAAAGTGTTCGATCCTTCAAAGCTTGAAAAAGACGTATCCTATATCTATGAGTGGACCACCAGAAACAATAAAATCGTTGTTGATTATGGGGCGCAAACAGATATTAAACTGATAGGTATTGTAGAGCATGCTAACTATACGTACGTACCGCAGGTACATTTGCCGGAAATAGCTCTAGGCGATTTGCATGTAGGTACAGCTGAGTGTTATCGAATAGCTAGCTTCAAAGATCTGTACGATAGACTAGCAAGCATGACTCGGGCAGAAGGATACTGTGTTTATTTCGACAATGGGCAGAGTATAAAGAAAGTTAAGTGTGAATGGTACCTTGAAAGACATAGACTGAGAGGAAACTGTAACATAAACTTCATGCTCGATCTGTTTGTAAGTCAAGGGTTCCCTCAGCATGACGATTTTATAGCTGCATTAAAAACATTCATGGATTTTGAGTGTTTGCCTGAAGCGGAGGCTTTGGCTAAGGAAGTAACAGAGCACTATCAAAAAGCTAAGAACAGAGAATCTGCTATACTTGCCGCTATAGACCCTTTTAAAATAGATACAACAAAAGAAGGACGCAAGCAGGCAGCAAGAGCTATTTTAGAGACTTATGGAGACGAGTCTGGTCTCGCTTTCACGATTCTTGATAAAGGCTATTTAGCGGCAGCACAAATAAAAAAAATGATCTCAACGCAAATTAAAGATGTGCATTAGGGTATACAACAGAGACTCAGGGGAGAACACAGACAATCCTCTTACATTTTCAGAAATGCTTGGCGTAAGCGTCGACGCTTTGGTTGTCGACAATGCCTATAACCAGCTTATTCCTGAATCTTGTCTTTGTCAGGTTGACTGTAAAGCTTCGGCCGAAAAGGCTGGGTTTTGTTGCGAAGAAAACATCGACGCAGATATAGTTATTTGGAAGAAAACTATCGAAGAAAAAATTAACGAAATTGTGAGATTCAGATGACATACGAGCAAATTAAAACATGCCAAGAAATTAAACAGCATCTTAAGATGCCGAGGTCTGCAGTACGCGAGGCTGCAAAAGATTATCTAGAACAAAACGGAGAGGAATCTCCAGTAATTACACTAGAACTTGAAAGATTGGACAGACCTATAAGATTTGCGGTTACAAAAAAAGCAGCAGGATTAAATCAGTTAATTGTATTTGATACATTTAAAAAAAGCGCTCTGTATAGTGAGTCCAAAGACTTTCTAGACAACTTTGATTTAGACTTCGTGTCTTTCTATACAAAGTCACTTATGCTTGCGGTAAGTAGAGATAAGTTTTATAGAGGGCTTGGAGGTTTGTTCGTTATGGAGAGTGAAGACGAGGAACTCGGAATTATTATTGAACCTCTGAAATATTTTTTAAAGAGGAAGTTCCCGCTGAGAGAAGAGCAAGAATGAGATATCTGCTGTTAATTGTTTTAATTATATTGAGCACTATTAATTTGTGTAAGGAAATTGTGGCTGTGATACTGGCTACCTAACGCAATAAAAACTGCAAATTTGTGGTATAATATATTGATACGCTGAAAGGTGTGTTACTCCTGCGCAGGAGAACAGGAAATTTTCTTAGCCTGTATAAGCAAAGAAAGAAAAAAAGATAGAGTATAGTTATCGTATTATGTCTCAAGAAATCGAAATGTTGGATGAAGTGCTCGAAACAGTTGACGCCTCGAGCGATCATGTAAGCCGCACTGCACTGCCTGAAAACAACATAGTGATCGACGCAGACTATCTGGTTGACTGCATCACGAGAAATCAGGATGCCCTCTGTATGCAAAATGCGGAGAGTCCTGTAGAGGGATTTGACCCTATGCGGTTTCCTTGTAAGATCCAGAGCGAGTTTGTTTGGATCAAGAGAAGAGGAGGTGAAAAGGTTGAGTCGGTTAACGACCTTCTTGAGGTTGTCAGCGATTTGACTCACCTTACTCAGATGCAGAACTACACCGGGAAAGACAAAGACGAGGTATTTGTTTTGACTGGAAGACTGCCCGTCGGTAAATGGCAGGTAAGTGTCCGGAATGTAATGTTCATGGACATTCCTTCTGAGTTCATCAAGAACAAGAAGGTGCAACTGGCTCTGTTGAAGTGTACGAAGAAAAACGGATATCTTCGCAGACAGTTGAAGTGGGTTTGTCGTGGTGTTGGTGGGGTTACTACTGATGCTGCCTGGGGAGACATTCCTCACAAGCAGATAATTCGGTACCATACCGTAACCATGAAGATCACAAGAGACACACATCGCCTCGTAAGCTGGATCCCTGGTCTCGATGTAAGATCAAATCCGTTTCCAGAATTCCGTGAAAGCGGTTTCGTGGAACTGAGTCAGGAAGATGAGTACGTACCTAAGCCTATGAAGAAAGTATGGGTCAACAAACCCAAGCCTTCACAGGTTCTTACGATCAAAGATCTGAGGTAATTTGCGTAGTTAAAGGCGGGGGGTAACTCCCCCGCCAGACTTCTTATGAAAAACAAAAAATTACTTATCGTAGGTATAAGCTTTCTGGCTTTTTTAGGTATTGCCGCACTAGCAACATCGAACAAATTTGTGGTAGGCACTTACATAATCCTAAGTTGCCCTCTTTTGTTCGCTGTAGCAGTTGGAGGTATAACAGCTTATTGGCATCAAGACATAGAGGACTATAAAGACATCAGGGATGAAGAGCTTCGACTACACATCGAAAAGATCAAGTCTCTCGAAAGTCAGTTATACGCCAAAGTCCTCGATTCTGTCGACCCTAGCTTGGGGAAATAAAGATTTAGGTAAGACTGCGGTCACTGCCGTATTGGCGGATAGATTTGCAGATCATGTGGATAATAACCTGGAGTATTACAAAGACGTAATTCGCTATACGTTCTTTAATTCAATAGACTCCAAAGCTAAGAAATACCCCAAAGTTCATTTCAGCGATTTGCCTGCTTCAGTGACGGCACAAGTAAACGAAATTCAAAAACAATATCTTCAGTATCTAACTATCGACGACATATTCAGCAAGCTCAACATACCCAAAACAGCAAGCAACAAATTTTCACCGCTGCAGGGTAAGTATGTATATCACTACAGAAAAATGTATGGAACATCAGACTTCTGCGAAGAAAAGCATGTAAGTTCTGATCTATTGCGTACACCTTTATCTGATGCGGAGCGTGCCGAGTATGTAGCTTTAAACTAGATTAAATAGAAAGGAAGAACCGTAATGGTTTTTCCTTTTTTTTAGCTATTGACCAGCTATAATAAGTATATGCAAGAAAACAACAACCAGGAAGGATTTGAAATACCTCACAGCTTTCTATTGCAGCTAGAAGAATACACGCGAGGGTATCTGCTTTTGGTGTGTAACGAGCAAGGAGATCTGTATGCTCACGAGTCTTACGACAACGCAGTCATAAGACTGGGATTAACTAACTTTGCAAACATGCATGTCACCGCAGCGCTGCAGCATATGCAAAATACTGCGCTGAGAGACGAGGAAGAAAACCATAGAATTATAGAACATGTCGACGAAGACCTGGATGACGACTCCGACGACGACAAGTTCTAGCTAGTACACTTTAGCACTAGCGCAGCTTCTCTGTCTCGTCTGCCTAGAAGGCCTGAGCCTTTCGCCCATAGCCGCTTCATGCTCTTTATCTGCTTGGCTATGCCTTCATAGTCTTTAGATGGCACCAGCTTTTTAATCTCAGCCATTTCTTTTCTAGATTCGCCTCTTACAGATGTTCCTCTGTTAAAGACAAGAGATAATAAGGCTGCCTGAGCGTCCTCACAAAGATCGTCTGCGCCAGGAAATACTCTAGCTGTGAGTCCACAAAATTTAGGCAATGTAACTGCTTTAAATACAGAAATAGCCTCTTCCCAGGTAAGAATAATCTTCTTTAAGTTCGGCAGATATTCTTTTGCTTTTAACCCGGTCAGTCCTCTACCTTTTTGAATCAGGGCTAGTTCATCGGCACTGACTATAGACTTAAACATAAGCGAAATGTCTTGCTCGCTATAGTAGCCTATATCGACGCCTACCATGGCCGTGCAGCCGCTAAATCCTCCAGGCCATATAAAGGTATTCTCATAGACATCCTCATAATAGGCACGTCCTCCTGTTTCTTCTTCGATAATGAATAGCTCGCCTTCTTTATTGATTTTCATATTAATCTAAAGAGTAGTCCTCTTCTTTTTCTATAGCTATGCTTGTGGTCTGCTGTATTTCTGTCTTTTGAATGTTCTCAGAAATACTAGCATTGCTAGAACTGTTATATTTTAAGTCGACCACAGCTTGTCCTCCAAGATAAACAGCCATAATAGCGGCAAAAACTTCTATGGTCTTAGAAAAGATAACCACATAAGAAGGAAGTAAATTTGGGTGACTGTCCATATTGTACAGCAAAACCATATTTACACAGAAAGCTATCCCTAAAATCAGGAAAGCAGACATAGTTATAAAAAACTTTTTTGAAGCTAGATGGTTTATAGACTCTAGCGCTTTCTGCTGTTCTGGAGGGGTATTTGGTGGAGCTACACCTTGCTGTAAAAAAGCAGCAGCATTACTATAAATATTTTTAATTTGATTTATCATACTTTATAAAAAGAAATATGCTACACCATAACCTACTGAAAAGCACACAGACACACCAATGAAAGGAGTCAGAAGTACCCAAGGACCTGCTAACGAGGTTAAAATAGGTTGAAGTAGCTTTTCGAACTTTAGAAACAAAAGAGCGGCACACGATCCAGCGAGCAAACAAAAGATCCGCTTAATTCTGTCATATTTATCCGCCAATTGTTTTTGTTTCATTTTTTCTAGATCTATAGTTGCTTTTGCCTCGGCCCAGTTATTCTCAGCTTCCAATACTTGCTGGTAGTAGCTTTCTTTTTCTTCTTGTTGAAGCAATCCCCAAGACTCCATATTTTGCAATTTAACTATGATTGCATTATTGTCTTGTTGCAGTTTGTATATCTGCTGGTCTGCCTGCAACAGGTCTTGTTGGAATCCCGCAACCTCGGCGAGCAACTTTTTCTTTACCTCTGCAGTTATCTGACTATCGGCACCACTAGCAAAGAAGCACAGGGATAAGTAAACAAGTAAAGAAAGTGCCGTCTTATTCATATCATTCAATAGAGTTTAGTAGCAATTTTATTTTTTCAGCTCTAGACTCTAATCTGTTTAGTGTGTCGTCTAGCTTTTTAATGTTATCAGCAGATTGCTCTCTGATATTAGCTATTTGAGGCTTAGGAATATTGATTGGTGCGGAAGCTTTCTTGTGTTGTGTTGCACAACTTGCAGTACTTAACAGCAGCGCAATCAATAAGGGTCTGAACATAATCTAATTAAGGTTTTCCTTGTGGCTTAGTTTTGAAGTCTTCCTGCAGCTGCTGCTGTTTATTTATATACGCAGTAACCTTTGTCATTTCTTCTCTCAAACTATCCTGTCTGGTCGTCTGCATATTCATTGTCCAGAAAGCACTACCAAATTGAAAAATAATGGCAGCTACCGAGGTGATAAGAAGTCTAATTAGCCAGGTTTTCATCTCTACATAGCTGTGGGCAGTCTGCCTAAGGAATTCAAACTCTTTAATCATCGCGGTAACGTCACGAACCAAGATTTCTAAGGTACCCTTTAGGCCGTTATTGCCGTCCACACCTATAGTAATATGTTTATTGTCTCTGGCCATGTCGCGAATTTCTGTAACTGTAGCTCCTAGGGTTCTGAACTGTTCCTGGGTTGTGGAGATATACGACTCTAACCTTATTTTGATGTTAGTTATTTCTGCGTCAGTCAGCCTTTTTTGACTTTCCAACTCAGCTACTGCTAAAGAAATGGCTTGAATTGAATGTTCGTCTCGAGGTGGCATATTTAGAAATAGTGGTCCGGGTTATGTTATACATAATTATAGGACAAATCAAGGCTGTTGTCGCTTGATAATTTCGACTTTTTCGGCAGGGTCAGGCTGATCTTCGTCAGAAATATAATAGTTTAATTCTTTTGAATCGTAATCGGTTTTATCGTCGGAAACGTCATCACTGTCAGCGACGTGTTCCTTCTTACTTCCTCTGAAAACGGAGCGCACAGAGTCGTCATAGACTTTATTTACTATTCTCAGCTCGCTGGTACCTACCTCGCCCATATAGATACCTTTTCTTGGCATATCTAGAGCGTGTTCAACACAAGTCCATCGACTCTCTGGAACGCCAAGCATTTTCAATGCTTCTATTCTTTCTTTCGGTATTTTTTTACCGCTAACTACACAAGTATATACTTTGTTTGCCATATCATTGTTGTTGCTGTTGACCTCCTCCGGCAGCTTGCTGTTTTGCTCCAGCTAACCCTTGGGATTTTGATTGAGATGTCATTTGTTCTAGCTGAGCTTTTACTTGAGCATACAAGTCCTGGTCGGTGGCCTTGATCTGCTGCAGCTGAGATCTTCTTTGAGCTGCGTCGAGAGGGAATAGCTGCTGCGCTATCTGCTGTGCCTGTGCGAGAGCATCCTGCGGCGTAACGCCTCCTCCACCACCACCCTGAGCAGGCATTTGTCCTCCAGGGGCTCCTCCTTGCTGTGGATTTCCCTGAAGCATCTGCATAACGTTCTGCTGAGTCGCCTGCGAGATCTGCTGCTTTTCCATTTCTTCTTCTTGAATTTCTTGTACAGTACGATCTTCCTGCATCTTTTTCCTGACCTGATCTTCGTAATCGAAGTTGTAGAGTTTGAGCAGTTCAGACCTGGCGATAGAGTTCGCAGAGACAAGCTGTCCAATAACACTCTTTCTTTCGATGTCGTCACTGAATGTAATCGGAATTAACGATATCTTGGCTTTGGGAAGCCCCATGATATTGCCGATTACTTCGCCCATATGGTTCAACAGAATGTTGTAATTGCTCGGCACTACGCTCCAAGCATTTTCAAACATACGCAGCATTGGGCCAGCAGCTTGTTGCTGAAAATTCATCTGGAACATCTCAATAGGGATGTCGAGAGCATTTAGAATATTATTCTTTGCCTGTTCCATTAGCTCCGTAGGTGCCAACTTTGTACCGTCGCCACCTAACTGCTGATAGTTTAGGGGAAATGCGAATTTATGATAAGCTCCAGGGTCTCTACGGTGTTCATCGATCATCTCGTCGACAGCGCTAGACCAAACAGCCCCATTCTGATTGAGTAAAGGGTTTGCTGCCGGGTTAGAAGCATCTCCCATCGCAATTACACGGAAGGGAGCAATGTCTTCAAAGCATATAACTTCATTATATCTCTTTAATGTTTGAAGCATGAAGAAATCTTCAAAAATGAACATGCTTGGAGGTATGGCTTTTCCATCTGTCCTCAACGTATTAGGAGTATCAAGCTTTAGATGAACAAAGTTTTTTGAGTTAAACGCCAGCATTGTCTTGTTAAAGACACATTCAAAAACGATCTTTGGTGTTTTTTTGCTATAGAACTTATTGTTCTTTGTCATTACTTTTTTAGAATATTGCCCAGGAATATCCCAAAAGTATTCTGCTTCTCCTGTAGTCTCCTCGTATCTGATACGAATCTCTTTTGCTGGCCAATGAACAACATGAATTTTTTCGACATCGTTGGCAGGCTTATCAACGCATTCATGCTCTCCTTTATAAGAGCACTTCAAACAAGTCATGAGATACTTGCCTTTGTTAAACTCAAAATTGTTAAGTTTATCAATATTTGAAGTTTTCTTACAGCTAGGACAAGTAAGATATCTGTAAAATCCTTGGTTTACAGTTACAAACTCATTACCGTAAGCAAGCAGGTTTAAGCCAGCTTTAGAGCAAACTTTTTTCCATTGAAGCTTATCAAGAATTTCAACGTACTTCTTTTTGGCCTCTTCATCATCACAATCTACAGTCAAAGATGTAATAAAATAGTTAGCTATTCTATTCAGAGCTTGCTTATAAAAGCCGTTTCTAAAAAGCAAATGCTCTGCCCACAAAAGCATACCTTCGATATTCATCGGAAGGTACTGAAGAGGTATGTTGTAAAAAGGATTAGAATAGCGGTCTCTACCACTATTAGCTAGATTAAAGTAACTTTGAGGGTCGTCGGAGTTAATCATTAAGATTTTGTTCTTTTAAATTTTCAATTTTTTCGGGGCGAGTCAGCTTATGTTTATTTGATTCATCAGCTACCTTGAATCCCTCTGCATCGTAATACTCTGCTTTCTTAGTATTGTCAAAATCGCTAAGCGATTCGTCTGTAAGCATGCCATGTTTTTCCATAAATTATTCTTGATTTTCTTCGGGCACTTTAAACAAAATCATAAATCTTTTATGTCCAGATGGCGAGTCAAAAATAACTCCTGGGTAATATACCGAGAATGTGTACCTATCTGCCGTATGTAGAAGCAGCGTCTCTCCAATTTTAGGCTCAAATACAACAGAGTCCTCATCACTGAAGATGAGGAGGAACGCGAGACTATGTTCTATGACATGCTCTACTTTGGCTTTAATTTTACCAAAACTGTTTTCAAACTGAATAGTTTGTAGTCTAATTTCCTCAACCTCTTGTTGAGGTGTTTGTGTTTCTTCCGGGATATACTCGGAAAACGAGTACTGAAAAGAGTCTGATGTTTTCTGTTTAGCTCCCTTTTTCTTGGAGGTTTTGGGTTGACCGTGAGTAACTAGCCTTTTGCCTCCGTTACGTATAAGAGAAGTAACGATCGCTTTACCTTGCTCTGCAATAGCCTCAGGATTACCATACAGGCTAACTCCTGACTGAGTGTTTTTCGCTCCTGTAGCAGAATAGACCGACTTGCTTGGGTCGCTACTCCCGACGACTAGATCTCCTGTTTTGTAGCCTGCTATGTTGTCTGTGGGTGTCATAATTTTATTGATTTTTCCGTAATGTCCGCTTAATGTATAGTATATCTAGCTCCTAGCAACAACTTTCTTACAGTCAAATGGCAAAAAGCATAAAATTATCTAAAAGTAGTACCATTGAATTGCCTGACATCTTTTCTTATAAGTTGGTTGTTAAAGCTGTGCAGCCTCAGGGTATGTCTTCCAAAATCTTTGTCAATCAACGAACAAGAAATTTTGCGAAAGGCTTGTTTGAGGATACTTTTGTCGCCGTGTGTACTCCTGTTCAATTGGAAGATTTTTCTGAGGATTCTCCTTCTGAAGACAGCTCTTACTACAGAACAGACTCTATAGAGCTTGTGACAAGAACTCCAGAACTTCTGTCGGAGATCTTTGAGTCTTTAAAGTACGAAGTCAAGAAGCTCGTCACTGATCTGGAGGCTCTAGATGATCTTGGTCCCGAGCAGCTGTATGATATAACTGGGCGTGAGGCTGTGGTCGCCATACCTGCTGCACCTACCATCGCAAGCGTAATAGGAGGATACACATCAATAATGATAAACTTTGTTCCTGCGAAAGCTGGAAGTATTCCTATCAAAACTTACGAATATAGTCTGGACGGAGGGCAGCTATGGAACCATAGAGGAATTGACAGCACTGCGTCTCCAATATACGTAACACAGCTGCATCCTTGGATGACTTTTAATGTGAAAATCCGAGCAGTTGATTTTCTTGGAAATAAAGGACTGCCTACACAAGATACAGTTTATGCGTACACAATACCTTCTCCGGACGCACCAACCATAAGTAGTGTTGCTGCTGCGGACGCAGGAGAACTATTAGTCAGCTTCATTCCAGCAGCGGCAGGAGCGAACCCTGCAGCGACAAACTACGCATACAGCACTGACGCAGGTAATACTTGGACGGAAAGAATTCCGGCAAGTACAGCCAGTCCATTAAAAATAGAAGGACTTTCCGACAATACTAACTACTCGATAAGGCTTAGAGGCTTGAGTAATGGTATTGCTGGAGGAGGATCAAACACAGTAATAGGTAGGACAGCTTCTGTAATTCCTCCTGCAAGTTTCTGGACCACATGCACAGCCACACTAGGAGTAAGCAAACTAATATCGAATCTCGATTTGTGTCCTTTGAACTTCACAAGTTCAAGAATAGGCGACGCAGTCAGTGGTATGCCTGGGAAATGGATTGTAGAACAGAATACAACTATACCCTCAGCTACAGATGTCTCATTTGAAGTAACAGGCAAATACTCCAAGATGACTCTGGTTGTCTGCTATAGGAACGATTACGTGGATGCAGCAAATCCTGGAATAGGGAGCGCAGACGCTGACGGAAACAAGTATCCATATATAGCGTTTTTGCCTACCAGCAACATATCTGCATTTGGTATCGGAAGCTTTGTACGCCTCAAATGGAATGGCGTTAAAATCTTTGAGTTTTTGAATCAAGCGAGTACTAAACCGCTGCCTGCTTACTTACCGTCAGCCTTAAAAAATTATGGAGATTTAGGTCGAGTAGGTCCTGGACAGACAGGAAGTATTGTGATTGAAATAGAGGCACAAGGAGATGGAGCAGCAGCATTCAGCTTTTTATTGGGTTACAACTAAAAAGCTGTTGCCTAGCTTCGATTTATTTGTACAGTCATAGAGCATTTCAACAAAATCTGTATTCTAAACTCAGTTTGTACAAGGACTGTTCAAGACACAAATAGCTAAAAATAAAGAATATCCAGCTTTTTTTGAGAAAACTCATTCGTTTCACAAAAAATAAAAATGAAGAAAACCGACCTTATTCAGCACTGTATCAAGCTAAAAAAGCGTAAACAGGGAATTGCCAAATATCTTGTGAGTCAAGGGTATGATCTGGAAGATGTTGTGGAAATTAATAAAGAAGTCTTGAGAAAAATGGGCAAGTCCCAACACAAGACTGAGGAAAAAGGGCACGTCGATAACGGTACACCCCTAGGTTTGAAATTTACCGAGAAATACACCTACAACAAAGCCGATGATACATACGTAATGTATCTTAAAACAGCCAACAGTAATGTTGTGTTGAGCGGTGATGTTGTCAGAGGCATCAAGGAAAACTATTCAAACTGGTATAACAATAAGCACACCATCAATGAAATATCCAGGAATTACGCTATTCCTAGAAACTATCTAGTAGAGGTGTTGCGTGTTCTTGAGGTAACTCACGACTCAGAGCCGATAACCAATGAGCAGCTGCAGGAGCGTGGTGTTGATGAGATTGCCTCAGATCTTCTACAAAAAAAGAAATTCCAGCTACATCAAGAGTTCCAGAAAAAGAGCTGGAAAGACACGATAAGTTCCGCAGAAAAATGGAATAAGTTGCAGCAAGGAGTGCTTGATCCCTTCGCCAATTTCATCGAGAATTGGGAACCTCCTGCTTATTTGCCTGTTCAATATCTAAAAAGCAACCATAGAGGCTTTGACGATAAAGCGCTTATTGTTGGTCTGTCTGATGTTCATTTTGGAGCAAAAACAAACAGTAAAGAATCTTACAGAGACAAAGGATATAGCTCAAAAGAAGCCGCCGAATGTATCAAACACTATGCAGAAGAAATCAGAAAAATTGTTGAAAATAGATCTTATCGGCTTAATGAGTGCGTGCTTGCTTCATTGGGCGATATTCTCCATACGACAGGAGCAGGGTTCACTACCAAGGGAACTATGCTTGTTCACGATTGCATCAAGGAGGAGCAGTTCACTATCGCCTTCGACAGCATCGTATATCTAATCAACACACTTCTGACGCTTTTCCCGAAAGTTAAAGTCAAAAGCGTTAAAGGAAATCACAACGACTTTGGAGACTGGGTATTGTTTAAAACACTCGAGGCCTACTATAGGACAGAAAAAAGAATAGAGTTTGATGTGTTTCAAACAGACCATGGATTATTTAAAGTAAAGAATACTCTGTTTGTAGCCTCTCACGGCTATAGCGCAGAGTACAAGGGAAGGCTTCCTTCTTCTGGTAAGGCAAGAGAAAGCTATATAGCAAATCTCTTCTTGAGTAAGCCAGAAACACTTATAGGTGTAACTCAAAAGGTTTTCCTGACCGCAGATCAGCACCATCTAGAGATGCGTGAGTATGCTGAGTTTGAGCACTATATGCTGAGCACAACAGTACGAGGAGACAAACATAGCGAGGCAATGGGACTCAATAATATATCAAGGCAGTCGTGTTTTATTGTAGACGAAGGAGGAATCGGTGAAATAGTTTACTGCTATGGAAAGAGAAGCCATTAAACAAGAGGTAGCTGCACAGAACATAGTCAACGATGCCTATGGTCTGCAAGATCACGGAGTAGCCTCAAGTCTAGCTGCCTCATCTTACGGACAGATGAGAGCCACTCCTATTGCTCCTCTCACTGTGGCTGACCTGGTCGAGGCTGACAACAGACTAGCTAGATATCCAGGATATGCAATCAGCTCTGCAGGTTCTTCTGGGTTTGCATATCCTGTCGTAGGTGTGGGTGCGGCAGGGCAGCAAGAATTTCCATTTACATATGCTTCCTACACAAGCTACGGTTCTACAGACCATATAAGAAACAAAGAAGATGAAGCCAAGCTCAAGAAAGAAGTTGAAGAACTTCGTAATGAGATTGCAAAAATAAAAGAGCTGCTAAATAATACAGCAAAAATACAGGAGTCAGAGCACAGAAAGATACCAGTCTAGTCATATATTTTTGGGGTTATTTGTGGTATAATATTATGAATAGAGTGGGTAAACTTTCCCCCTCACTAGAAGAGAGTAGAACTGGCCTGTAGCTCAGCGGCAGAGCAGGGGACTCATAATCCCTTGGTCGTGGGTTCGAATCCCACCGGGCCAACTCTGCTCTTTTTTAGATTCAATGCCGGTGTGGCGGAATGGCAGACGCAACGGACTTAAAATCCGTTGGGGAGCAATCCTCGTGTGGGTTCGAGTCCCACCATCGGCACCACCTTGGTTTAACCTCAACCCTGTTAATTATGAACTCTAGACTTACGAGCTCTTCGGAATATAAAGATAGCCGGCAACGCAGCAACTCAGTGTTTGGCATTGCGTTCACCGTACTGGCTTTGATCGATTTTTCAACAATTAGGTTTTTTGACTTGCCTGGGTTTGAAGCCTGTGTTGTATTTCTACTTGGATGCATTTCCTCCATCTTTGCACTAGAGGCAGCAGTAAGACTAAAAATCCTGTGATGCCTCATAAAGTAAAGGTGACGGAAGAGTATCGGAGTTTGAATGTCTCTGTGTACAGAGTGAATACCTACCGTAAAGGTGAGTTTTTGCTTTTATACTACGGAGATCCTTTCAGCTCTTCGCCAGATATTGAGGTGTATTGGAGCACTCGCACAGAGCCTGTCAGTCCAGGCTCGTCAGAGTACACAAGCGCCAAAAATCATGTGGCCGAGTTCTTGAACAAGCATCGGTAAAAAACGCACCCATAGCTCAACGGACAGAGCAGCGGATTTCTAATCCGTTGATGAAGGTTCGATTCCTTCTGGGTGCACTTTTTCGCAGATGAGAAATCCTCTTGATGTCATGGGCACGCCTGAAAAGGTTGCTTCGTACGACAAGCTAGATGTTTATCTTGAACCGTTCATTCGAGATAATTTTTCAGTAGATAGCCAGATCTTTACGATGCCTGCCTGTTCTGGAGAGCAGGAAAGAGAAAGAATTCTAGATAGGATTCTCAGGCTCGAAAAAGATCGTGGCGAATCAAAGCTGAAGCTCCACACGTTCGACTATGAATATCTCAAGGAAGATACAGGGATAGGAGAGTATCCAGAACGATTATGGGAGCACCATGTAGGCGACATATTCCATTCATTGTTAAAGAAAGGATTTGTCGAGAAACCCACCTTTGCCTGGTTTGATTTAACAGGACCACTAACAGATGGTAACCTGAGTAATATTCAAGCCTGCATCACCAAATTGTGTTCAGTGAACAGTTTTATAGCAATCACACTTGCTGTGCATGCTGTTCAAGGAATACAACCAACCAGCAAGGCTGCAGTTGCTTATAGTTTAAATTGTCTTAGCATCGAGGATAAAATCGAGATGACAAGCCAGTTGCTTATAGACGAGGTAGCGCAGCATAACAAAGCTCTAGTGGAGAAGTTCGTCTTTTCCTATAGAAAGAAAATAACTACGTTCTGTGTATTCGGATATGTAGTCACCCAACCCAAACAAAAAATGCTAGAAACAACGTTTGAGAGATCAGTAAGTCAGCAAGAAAGTCATAACCCTATGGAAGGTTTGATGCTTCTTGAAAAAGCTGTCGAGGGCATGAAGATTCTGAGAGGCAAGCGCGAAGAATTGCTCTCGGAAATTGCAAAGATCGACGAGCAGTTGACAAAATACACAGGCCTGCTTGGAAGCATGCAGGCTCTTGTGGGTGTGAGTGTGCCGGTAACTGCACAGCAAACCAATCCAGTCAACGAGCGTTGCTCTGCCCTCGAGCGTGAGATTCTTGGTGCTTTTGTGGATACAGATTCACAGAACTATCACAGTATTCTGCTCACCAAAGAGGATATCATCGAGCAGCGCGACATCAGTCCTCAGCAGCTGAATAGTTGGACATACACAACCAACAAGAAAAAGCGTTTGATCGAGAAGATCGGCAACAAGTATAAGCTCACCGCCAAAGGGTGCAAGTTTATCAAGGAGCAGGATATTTCTCCAGCAAACACAGAGAGCTTCACAGCAACCACAACTTCAGTGACAACCGCAGTAACAACCCAAGCATAACAAACCTATGGCCAACAAATCGAGCAAAGTCAAAAACGAGATCCATCGCAAAGAACTGAAGAAGACGATGGGCGGCAAACCAGTCAATCCGAACTTCTATATCGTGGGTCCTGATGGAGTAAGGAAAAAGAATCCGGATGTTCTCAAGAGCGGTCCCCGTCGAGGCGTAACAGCCAAGACTAAAAAGGGAAACAAGGAGGACTAGACCTTCCCCCAAAAACAGCCCTCGTCCCGAGCAATCGGGGCGGGGGTTTTCCTTTTTTTAGGTATTGACCCCCCCCCCCCAACTTCGCGGTTATTTTTGGGATAATACATTGAAACGTAATACTGCGTCTCATTTTTACCATACCCATGAGAACAAGAACGCTATACATGGCAGCCGCAATCGCGCTGCTTTTTGTTTGTTTTGATGTCAGCACCAGCCTCTTCTTCTACAGAAGAGACTCGCACAAAGACTTTGAGAGAATCAAAGAACTTACTGTGAGTTTCACTAGAGAGCAGGCAAAGGCTGAAGAATTGACAGCTAGAGTAGCAGAACTTGAGGAGCAGCTAGAGCAGTGCAACGTTGCATTGTTGAAGAGCAAGTATAAACCCACGAAAAAACTAGACCCCTGTAAACTATGAAAGTTAATAACCTCGAAGTAACGTTGTTGGATTATGATCATACTGGTACCGCAATCGGAGGATTGTTCGAGCCTTTTGATACTATTAAGGAAGCGCAGGCTTACCTGGTAGGTCTCAGAGCAATGAATGCGAACTTTGATGAGGTGAGAGTAGACGTCAGATTCTTCTATAGAAGCGAAGTGACTCTTACTTCAGATGTGATTGGTTGCATGCTGCGTCAGCTGGATCTTCTGGCCGAGGCCGAGATAAACGAGGAAAGCTCTGAAGCGAAACTCATCAAAGCCTTCACGAACTCGAAGGCTGAGGCTCCGAAGAAAGAGAACAAGCCTCTGGAAAAGCCGAAAACTGACGAAAAGCCGAGGGCTGTAGAAAAGCCTTTGCCTGAGTGGCCCTCCTATATGGAGCAGCTCGAGATTTCGATAGCTGAAATTAAAGAGTGTCTTCTTAAAGAGGATGCTGTGAAATTCACTCCGAAATATTGTCAGGCCAGGGTGGATGCCTGGAAAGATAGCCTTGCCTGGATGGAAAAAGAGCTCGATGTGCAGAAGCACGAGGAGGACCTCAAAGCTTTGTTGAAGTTTGAGGAAGAGGAGAGAAAGAGGGAACAGGAAGCCGCAGGCTATTGGTAGTAGCCCTATCAGGAAGAAAAGGCGAGAAAGAGGACTCAGAAATGAGTCCTTTTTTTAGCTATCAGCCAGTTAAAATACACTATATAATATCTGTATGAACCCTGAATTTAAAAACAACATCATTAGCTTTATTAAAAAAGCAAACACTCTTCCTGCAGCTCAGATAAGCTCAGAACTAAAACAGAAGGCCATGGATATCATACGGTCGAAAGCAACAGGGTTCAGAACTGGAGGAGCAGCTGTGGGAGGAACTGCAGGAGCACTGGCTGGAGGAATAGGGGGTGTGATCGATCCAGACACTCGTATAGATCCTAGAACAGGACAGAAGATCAGGAAAAGCAGACTTTCATCTGCCCTAAGAGGAGCCACGGCCGGAGGATTGGTTGGAGCAGGCATAGGAGCATTTTCAGGACATCTTGCAAGAGAAAGAGCAATCAATAGCTACTATCAGCATGACCTCGCTCCTGAGATGCTTGGAAGAATACACAGTAATCCTCAGGTACCTTTAAACAAACTAGAGCAGATCATGCTGAATGATTTTAAAAATAAAAAAATAGATTTTGCAGATCATGCTAAGAGAATGATGGAGAGAAGGAGGAGTGGAGAGATCTAATTGTCCTGTTTCTGCACAATTTAAACATTTTTTGTCTTAGAATAGGCAAATACATCACAAAAAATAAAAATTATGCATTCTATAAGAGAGCTATTTGAAAAGATCGCCCTTGCTCATTCAGTGTCTCCGAGTGTTCCTGGTATGGTGGCACAGAATCATCTGGGGGTATTGCCTCAGCAGGTAGGTGTGCCTGTAGCTCGAGGCAACCCAATGACCACGTCATTTAGCGTAGCAGACAAAAACTTCAAACCTGTACAGAGTCCCACAGTTCCTCAACAAGGAGCACCAAAACCTCAAGCACCTCCAAGCAATCAGCCGCCTCCTGCTCCTCAGCTGAGTGGCACTAATGCATATAGATCAGCAGCTACTCAACCCATCAGAACACCAAGCAGAAAGACTGCAGAGTATAGAAGAAGCACAGGGATTATAGATGTGAATGGTGAGGAGTATACAAATCCCGAAGACCTGGAGCTGCTGGGCAAGCTTGGTTATGATCTGGATATTGAGGAATACACTGGATTGGAGAAAAGCGCCGAAGTACTAGACATATACTCGTATATCGAGAAGGTGGCAGGGGTACCTAAAGAGGTGGCTAAGCTTATAGACAAGGGAGAAGCATTCAGTGGTGAATATCTCAAGGATATGGGATATAGTGTGCCTGAAGGGTATGAGGTGAAAGGTGACTTGTGTTTTCCTGTTGAAAAAACAGAGCAGTCTTTTCAACAAACTGAAAAGAACGAAAAGCAGTCTGGTGAGCGGCCTGGTTTATGGGCAAATATTCATGCAAAAAGAAAGCGTGGAGAGAAAGCAGCTAAGCCTGGAGACGAGGATTATCCAGACAAGAAACAATGGGATAAGCTGAGTAAAGAAGGAGCAGCTGATCCAAGTAAGACTATACTGGTTACAGGACACAGCGGAGCTGGTAAGAGCACACTAGCTAAAGCGCTAGCAGAGAAATTAAATATTCCACTACATAGAGTAGATGCTCAGGAGAGCTGGGACAATCTAAGAGCAGATTTAGAGAGTAGACCTGACTATGAAAGACTCGCTCTAACTCCAGGTTCCGCTGAGAATAAGCAGTATATCAAAGATATTCGAAAGATTGTAGGCAAGTCTCTGAAAGAGATGGAGGGTCCAGCTGTTCTTGAAGGTACACAGGTAACCACACTAGGACCAAGACAGCTCAAAAAATATATGGCTAATGTTCTTGTGGGTGGTGACGTTGAGCAGTCTATAGCTCAGCGGTTGCAGCGTATGACAGACAAAGCAGCTAAAAAAGGAATAACCTTATCTCCTGAAGATCTAGATAGAAAAATGCTAGAGTCCAGAATGGTAGCTGACTCGTGGAGTCCAGGAATGGAGAAGTTTAAAAAGGTTCCTGGTGTAATTAATTATAATCACACAGAGCATGAGGTAGAGCCTTTGATAGAGCAGCTGCGTGCACTGATGAATAAACAAGCTGCTGCCGATCCGGCGCAATCTATTCTAGTCACAGGACACAGCGGAGCAGGAAAAACTACACTGGCGCAAACGATAGCTGAAAAACTTGGTCTACCTTTGCATAGTGTGGATAAGCATCCTGAGTTTAAAGAATATGTTACTAAAGATGACCACGGACGCTGGCAAAAGTCGCTAACCCCAGGCACAGACGAGCACAAGTTCTATACAGACCTTGTACACAGAGCAAACAAGCACACTATAGATAACAGTCCTCCCGCTTCAATTATTGAGGGAGCTCAGTTAGGACATATGACTCCTGAAGAGCTCGCAAAATATAGAGCACATATTCTTGTGGGAGGAGATCCTGAGCAAAGTATAGCTCAAAGAATTGCTCGCTCAGCTAAAAAGAAAGGTGTCACATTTTCTCCAGAAGAAATTCTAGAAAAGCAAATGAAAGCGAGAGCGGTAGTAGACTTCTGGGAGCCTGGAATTGAGAAGTTCAGGAAGCTTCCAGGGGTTATCAACTATAATCATACAGAGCATCAGATAGAACCTCTAATTTCTCAGCTGCGTGCACTAATGAGCAAACAAGCAGCTTCTGCAGCCAGTCAAAGCAAACCTGTTACAGAACATAGTGAATCGATCACAGAGAAACAGGCAATGACTCTGTCGGCTAGTAAAAACATACTAAGAAACTTTAAAGCCTCTGGAGGTAAATTGCGTAGAGTTATGGGCACTTCAGAATACTCGCCTATTGAAAATATGATTCAAATAACTGGAAAATATAGAAAAGACGGATTCTCCCCACTTGCGAAGTTCTGGCACGAATATGGACATTTTTTAGATAAAGATAAGGTACTGGAGGCATACAGGCAAATGACTACTCATCCTTCGGCTATGACACAAGAGCTTAAAACTAAAATGCCTGCAGTTTCACTACAACTAGAAAACACTGCAAATACGAATGCATTGAGAGAGATGCAACGGCTCGGAGTTCCTGAAGCTCTACAGCAAAAATACACACCTACTGCAAGTGCAGGATATAATACATACCGGACGGGGACTAATCTAATTGCACCATTACAGGATTTCATACACACCGAAGGGCTCACACTTCCTCAAAGTCTAGATGTTAGCCTCCCTGACCACATGGCGGCTGTGCAAAAATTTAATCAGTCGGCTATGCCTATAATGGCTCCCATAGGAAAATATATGTCACAAACTCTTGAGAAAATTTCTCCAGAGTTTGATCCATTTAAAATGGTTGGCCGTCCACTATCTAAAAATTTACGGAAAAATAACCCTGGGTTTGATAAATCATTTAGAGAATACCACGGTAAGTTCAAAGAACCTTTGAGCTTACCATATGCCGGACCTCCACAAGCAAATGTAAAGCAAGGGTCAGGCAGATGCTGGGAAGGCTATGAACCTGTTCCTGGAAAAGAAGCATATAGTGAGGATAGTTGCAGACCAAAAACTGAAAAGAAAAAGCCTAACGCAGACAAAGAGAAATAATATGAATCAAAACAACCTAAAAGAGTACGGTATAGATGTAGGTTTACTCATGAGTGGGTTGTTTGGCGCTATATTGCTTACAAGTAAGGATACAGCGGTAAACTTAACAAGAACAATATCTAGTTTAATAGGAGGAGCAGCCAGCGCTAACTATCTAACTCCTATTGTGGTTAACGTAACAAAGTTAGACAATACACACTACCACTATGGAATAGCTTTTCTGCTTGGTTTCCTTGGACTGAGAGGCATCGAATATTTTAGTCGAAAAATCATTCCAGAGTCTGCGCACAAAGAGCTGCATGAAAGTGCACAAAAGACAGCCTATTCTTACAGAAGAAGAAAGCCCAGGAAAAGAAATGTACCAAGGATAGACTAATATGATTACAGAGACCACCATCAATGCCGTTGCCAATATAACCACGTCCCTTTCTGCTCTTGGACTGCTCATTCACATATTCGGTGATCCTGATAATCCTGTCTGGGATAATAGCGTGAAGGCCTGGCTTGCTAAAGGAGGACTATCTATTGTGATTTGCGGAGCTTCGGCGAATGTACTCACTCTTAGCGCACCTCCAGTTACAGAAGTGATTTTAAATGTTGGAATCAGCGTTACTTTTTTCTGGCTTAGCTGGTGGCAGTGGGAGCTTTTTAAGGAAATGCAAGAGAAAGCAGCAGGCAAGAAAAAGAGAGCAGTTATAAGAAAACCGAAGAGCAGAACAGCTAAACCCAAAACATACAAATAATATGAACAGACGTGAATTTCTATACACAGGATTGTTTGGTGGACTAGGCTTGAGTCTGGGAGACGTGCTTAAACTACAGGCAGAGTCTGCAACAGTTCCAAAGGCTAGCTCGGTTATTCATATATTTCTTCCTGGCGGAGCAGCCGCACAGGAAACATGGGATCCAAAAATAAACGCTCCTTCTGAGTATAGAGGACCTCTAAAATCTGTAGCCACAAGCATCCCAGGAATACATTTCTCTGAGCATCTGTCCAAAACAGCTAGAATTGCGGACAAGCTGACTGTTGTACGTTCGATGACCCACGGCGAAGCTGCGCATGAGCGAGGAGTAACTAGTATGTTTACAGGTTACAAGCCCTCTCCTGCTATAACCTATCCATCTTTTGGTTCTGTAATATCTCAACAGCAGGGAGGAAGAAACAGCCTGCCTGCATATGTCTGTATACCTCAAAAGATGGAGAATAACGGCACAGATGCTCTTGGCGCAGGCTTCTTGCCCACAGCATACGGACCATTCAGTCTGGGAAGCGATCCTGCAGCCGAGGGATTCAAGGTAAGAGATCTTTCATCAAACGTATCGGAAGAGCGCTTTGACAGAAGAAGGTCCATACTCGATACAGTGGACAGTCATTTCAGGTATCTAGAAAAGAGCGACTCTTTGTCTGCTATGGATACTTTCTATCAGCAGGCATATGACCTTATAGCTTCTCCAAAAGCCAGAGAGGCCTTTGCAATAGATCGTGAGACTCAGGCTATGCGAGATGCTTATGGAAGAAACCAGGCAGGTCAGCGACTTCTTATGGCCAGAAGAATGGTAGAGGCAGGGGTTAGATATGTGTCTGTTACCTACGGCGGCTGGGACATGCACACAACAATAGGCAACGGCATAAGCAAGGCTCTACCTGCTTTTGACCAGGCCTACTCCACCTTGATAACTGATCTCGAACAGAGAGGCATGCTAGACTCTACACTGGTGATGATCAGTTCTGAATTTGGACGCACTCCAAAGATCAACAAAGATGCAGGTAGAGATCACTGGCCTAGAGTGTTCTCTGTTGTTTTTGCAGGAGGAGGCTTCAAAAAAGGACTAGTGTATGGTCAGTCTAGCGTCACAGGAGATGATGTTGATGAGAAGCCTGTAACAGTAGAGAATCTCGCTGCCACACTATACCATCAGATAGGCATCAACCCTGAAGGTACTCTTGAAGGAGGAGGCGGAAGGCCTGTAAAAATCGTGTATAACGGAAGTGTTATGCACGACCTGCTCACCTAGTCACCAGTGGCGTATTATTCCAGCAACGATGAAGATGTTGGTGATTATATAGCAAAAAATAATTAAAGTTCTTATTATTGCTATTTGATCTGCAATTTCATTGTCTTTGTGAGACTTTTCGCCAATTGCCTTGGACCATATATACCAGATACGTTTCATAAGTAGATTATACAAACCACAAAAGACTATGCAAGACTGCGGTAATCACGACACTAATCCTACAACTAGAAGAGAGCTGCTCACCAAGTTTGGCTGGGGCCTTGGGGGTCTTTCACTAGCCTCACTGTTCGGTGTTTCAACATCCGAGGGAGCAAGCCCACTGCAACCAAAAAATCCTCACTTCCCTGTAAAAGCAAAGGCGGTGATTCATCTTTTTGCTACAGGGGCACCCTCTCATCTTGATACATTTGATTTTAAGCCAGAGCTAAAAAAAAGAGATGGAGTGAATGATGGAGGAGGACAGCTGCTTGCTTCTCCTTTTGAGTTTCCACGATTTGGCAAATCAGGTCTAGAGATATCTGAGGTATGGTCAAAGCTGGGTAAACATGCGGATGATATGGCTATCATCAATTCTATGCAGACAGATGTGCCAGACCATGGCATTGCTCAAAAGATGATGAGCACAGGCTCTACACAGCTGCCAAAGCCAAGCCTAGGTTCATGGCTCGTGTATGGTCTTGGAACCGTGAATCAGAGCATGCCAGGCTTTGTAACCTTGAATGGTGACGCTACCTGGAGGCAATGCGCTTTTCTTCCAGGCATGTATCAAGGGTGTAACATAAACTATAAGCTCGGTATGAGAGCAGAAGAGGCTCTCAACAACATACGCAGCGAGTTCTCTACTCTCGACAGGCAGAGAAGGCAGATAGATTTCTCAAAAATGATGAATCTCGATCACATGAAGCAGCTGCAAAGAGATGTGCAGCTAGAGTCTAGAATAGAGGCTTTTGAGGTGGCTTTTAAGATGCAGACTGAGGCTACAGATGCTTTTGACCTCAGCAGAGAGCCTGAGACAATAAAAGATTTGTATGGACGCACAGAAGAGGGAGCAAGAATGCTGCTTGCTCGTAGGCTTGTAGAGAAAGGGGTGAGGATGGTTCAGGTAAATGTGGGAGGGTTTGACCACCACAGCGACATCAAAACAAACATGACTAGAACAGCAGGAAGATATGATCAGGCATTTAGTGCGCTGCTCACAGACCTCAAGCAAAGAGGCTTGCTAGACTCTACACTAGTGATTTGGGGAGGTGAGTTTGGCAGAACGAGCATTGCTGGAGGAGGGGCTGGGGCACCAGGAAGAGATCATAACGGCAAAGCTTTTAGCATATGGATGAGTGGAGGTGGTGTAAAAGGCGGACAGAAATACGGAGAGACAAATGAGATCGGCTCGACATCTGTGAAAGATGTGGTACATGTTCACGATCTCCACGCTACAATACTGCAGCTCATGGGGTTTGATCACACAAAGCTAATCTACGAGTATAACGGCAGACCATTCAGGCTTACCGATGTATTTGGAAATGTAATAAAAGAAATAATCGCTTAATGAGGCATAAAACGCATGAATGTTCCATATGCGGAAAGATATGGAACAGAGAGACAGAAAGAATGAGACAAGGCAAAACCTGCAGCACGAAATGCGCTAGCATAAAAGGCTATTTGTCTGGAGACAGGAAAGAAACAAGCATAGAGCTTAAGCTACAAGAAATACTAGCTGCTCTAGATATAGCATTCGTCACTCAACAACCGCTACTAGGTATTACTGTAGCAGACATATTTATAGCTCCTAATGTGGTTGTTTTTGCTGACGGCACCTACTGGCATAGCGGAGCAATGAAAGAGTATAAAGACAGAGAAAAGACCAAGAGGCTTGAGAAAGCAGGCTATGTTGTGCTTCGACTGGATGAAAAAGAAATAAACAAAGATGCAGACGCAGTTAAAGAAAAGCTGCTAGAGGCTTACGGAAAGAGAAAGGTATCAAAAACTCTTTAATTTTTTATATTTGGCTGCTATTATTAGAACAACCGCAATAACTATGAATAACATCGAAAAATCTTATCTGTACGGCTTTGTTAAAAAGGCAAATGAGTTTGGCTATACTGACGAACAGGCAGTTGCTCTACTGAAGTCAGCTAATACCGTTCCTGGTAGAATTCCGTCGCCATTGCAGCGGCCACTCATCTCTGGAAATGATGCAGCCTATATTCAGCAACCAAAGAGAACGCCTCAAGAGGCGTCAGCATCATATATTCAACACAGTGCTTCCCCGTTGAAGCAGATGATGGGTGTGAATGTTCCTTACCCAGGCTCTAGCCGTCCTGATGCTGTTCGCCCTGGCTGGTCTGGAGAGTCTGTTCCTGTTGGAGGACATAATTTGATGGGGCAAGCCAAACTGAACATTGGCGATGCTAATCCCTCCAATGTAAATCCTCTAGGATACAACCATGCTGGAGTAGCGAACGAGATGCTTCAGAATCAGGCGGCTAACATGGGAGGTCCTGGTGCAGGCTATTTAGGTAATCTTCAAGCTATCAATGCAACAAGTCCTCGATAACAGCTAAAAACACCATATTAAACCTAGAAAGAGCCTGCCTTTGCGCAGGCTTTTCTTTTAATCTGAGTTGAGTTAATTTAAACTACAACATATAATGTAATAAACAAATCCGTGCAAATATATGAGTAAAGCCATTAAGCTGTTAGAAAAAATCGCCAAAACCGAAGAAGAAACCGGAGGGAAAAAGACTAACCCGTTTCTTATTGCAGGTATACCATTGGCTGCTCTGGGAGCACTTAGTCTTCCCGGTAGTATCCCTGCCAGCAAAATGGCTCTGAAGCAGTTGATGGATCCTAGAATGAATGTGAAGAGAAATCCTGAAACTGAGGCTATTATAGAAGGGACGGAAGGTTTTCTAGCGAGACACTTTGGAAGAAAATATATGCCTGCTGAGTTTGTGGCAGACTATATTGAAAGCGGCCATGGGCTTGGAAACACTCCATACAAGGAAGGGTTTAAAGCGTTTGCAAAAAGTCAGGCAAAAACAACTCCAACCTATCCTACTCTAGAGGCAGCCAAACGAGAAGCCATAGATCATTACGACAAGTTTACAGGTCCCGAGCGTGAAGGATTGTTAAAGTGGCTCGATGAAATGCGTGCGCATAATCTTGAAAACATGACTTATGCCAAAGAGCCAGGCGCTAAAGGTAAACATATTATGCACGATGGCAAGTATGTGGAAAAGATGCCCGGCAAAGATCATAGAACATCAAAGAAAATGCAGGAGTTTGAGAGGCGCGCAGAAAAATTTAAAGCTCTTGTAGAGCAGGAGGGTGATGTGCTTGCCAATATTAGAAACACCAAAGATGAGGACATTCTTCATATCTTAAAAACCATGCAGGCACAAAAAGCAGGGGTGGGAGCAATGTATGGTAAGGCAGGTCTCGCTGGACTTGGAATGACTGCTGCAGGAGCAGGATTGACTGGTGTGGGCGCTGCGAAGCATATATATGATAATAAAAAAGAGAAAAGTCATTCTTAAGCCTAATCAATTTAACCATGAGTACTGAAAAAAAACAAAATGATCACAAACTGGAAACATATCTTAATTATGTTGGCAGCGGACTTGGTCTTGCTGGCGGCTATAGGTTTATTCAAGGAGGCGGAACAAGAGGATTAGATACAGAGGCTGCTCCTAGAGTACAGGTAATGAGCGGAGCAGAAGGATCTTTTGGTAATCAAGCTAAAGGGCTAGAATCTATGCTGAAGGCTGAAGGTATCGAAGCCACTCCATACTCTTGGACAAGCACAGCAGACAAAGAGCGTCTGGGAGGATTTCGACGATTGCTCGATGCTCCAGGCTCCGATGCTTCTATTTATGTAGGACATAACTCGTTTCCAGGTAAAGATCTGGCAGACATAGGAAAGGTTAAATACAGAATCAACAGTGACTTTAGAGAAGGCAACTTTATCAGTCCCAAGCTTCTCTATCATGGAGGTGAAAGTGAGTCTTCTTCAGACAAACTGAAGAGAAAGATCATCGAGACTGTAGGAGGAGACAGGATGGCTGTGCGTGAGGACCCAAAGAGCTACGATAGGTTCTTTACACCAGGAGATCCTAGCATACCTATGCCTGAACAATACCAGGGTAAGCTTCCTACAGTAATGACAGGTAACATTCCTACGAGAGATGTGTTTGGTCAGACTCCGTTTAAAGAGAAAGACTGGAGTCCTGGAGCAAAGATCAATGCTGTGCTTACTACTGGTGGAGGTAACGCGATGCCTCAGGTGTTTGACGAGCTTCCTAAAGAGCATGCCGGACTTCTTCCAGGAGCAGATCGTCCTGGAGTATATAATCTTGAAGAGAGACTCAAGGGACAGCAATGGCGTGATTATGACGTTAGCAAGAGATTCTTCCTTGATGACATTATGGAGAATCTCAGAAAGACTCATGGCGAAGACAATGTGAATCTCAAATTCCTTACCGGACTAGGTAAAGCGAATACATGGCCTGACAACAAAGAGTTTATCGAGAAACTCAGGAAGTATGTTACAGAAGACCCAGAAGGACAAAGGAGATTCAAAGGACTTCAGGTGCTTGATCATATCGACGATATGCCAGGGGCTTTTGCTGATGCTCATTACGTTTTTGCTACACCAGGAAGCACAGTGGCTGAAGTGATGCGTATGCCAGGAGAACATGTACCAAGAATGATTAATGTTCTGCCTAACGATAAGCCTGAAGGTTATATGAAGCATTTTCCTGTTAATGCTGAAGAGACTGTTCGTAAATTTCCAGGAGCTCATACATGGGATACTATGGGAGAGAATAGGGGTGAGGCTCTTGCCAAGATCATGAGCGAAGGAGTTCCTCACGCTCCAGGCAGAACAACAGGCTACGAGTCTGATTTCTCTCAGATAGGTAAAACTATTCGAGAAGATGTTAAGAACAATAAGATCAAAAATATCAAAACACTTGCTGCTCTAGGAGGAGCTAGTGCTGGGGCGTTTTTGCTGGCGCAGGTCGCTAAAATGGTGAGAAAAAGACAAGAGCGTAAGGCTCTTGAAGGGCAAACAAAGCATGCCGGCGTGGCTTTTGTGGAAGAGTATCTCGCCAAAGAAGCCAATTGGTTGACGAGGCAGTTTGCTCCTTCCCAGAAAAACAGACAAAATCAATATCAGAAGGATATGGATGCAGGCATAGGCTGGGCAAGCAATGCAGACAGAAATGCATACTTCAAAGCAAAAGGAACTCCTGTTCCTGTAGGTGCTCCTGAAATAATTGACCAGCCTGAGGTCCGCCCGACTCCAGTGCAACCTGTGGCTCGTCCTCAGCCTCCAGCGGCTCCTCAAAGACCTGCTGCTGGTACACAAGCTAGAACTCCTGGATATAATGAAATCCCTCCTATGATGAGGGAGCACATTTGGAGAAGTAACCCTGGATATGCTTCTTCTCTGCTTGGTGACCAGGTTCAAGCAGATCAGAACAAAGCTAACATGACTACCTATCAGAATGAGCAGGCTAGGCTCGCTCAGCAATATCCTGATCTGGCTGTTGCAGGCTCTCCGATGAACCAGGCGTTTGTTCAGCAAGCGCAGCAGCAAGGATATGCAGGCAATCCTCAACTAGCGGCAAATGCAGACCCTAGCTGGTTAAGTATGGCAGCATATAATGCGTATAATCAGGTAAATCCTCAGCAACCTCAGACAGCTGCTCCATCGCCTGTACCTAAAGGACAAGGGCCTAATCCTCCTGTTGCTAACTTCCGGACAACACCAGCAGTTCAGCTCCAGAATGCGCCTCAACCTCAAGCGCAGCAGCCACAACAACAGCAACCTGCAGTAAGACCTCCTTCTATGCCTGCTCCTGGTCAGCCTGTAACACCTGCGGCTCCGTCTGCAGATTATAGAGGAATTATGGGAAGCTATAATCAGCGTTCGCCACTAGATCAAAGAAAGAAACAGTATATTGACCAATTGTTGAGGAACAACCCAGGTATGACTAAGCAGCAAATCTGGGCAGATAAAGGATACAACAATATTCGATAATATGCCTGCTAAAAGCGAAGCACAACAAAGACTGTTTGGTATGGCGCTTAGTGCAAAAAGAGGCAAAGGCAGCTATGACAAAAAAATACATGAGCTTGCTTCCAGCATGTCTGAGAAGCAGCTTCATGACTTTGCAGCCACAAAGCATTCTAAACTTCCAGAGAAGAAGGGAGAGGCAGGAAATAGTTTTGCTGCCTCTATATTGCTAGGATTGCAGAAACTGGCCGCAGATCCGACAGCTGACTTTAATCACCTCTATACAGCTAAAGAAAAACCACTGACAGACAAGAGACTGAAAGAGAATAAGCCTAGTGTTCCAAAAGACGATACATTCAAGATACCGAAGCATCGAACACCCACATTAAAGATAGCTCTAGAGCTGCTTTCTGGAGGCATGGCTGACGAGCTGCCTGACAGCGAATACGACAAAAAAGAACTTCGAAAAGGGCAGGAGCACGAGAAAGAGCATACAACAAACGCTAGGCTGGCTAAAGAGATAGCGAAAGATCATCTCGAAGAGCACGAAGACTACTACTCGAAACTAGAAAAAACTAAAATAGGACTGGCTCGTTTTGTATTGTAACAAGAAGGAATATCACTGTAGATTCAGTGAATATGAAAGTTCTACACATTTCCTTCCATTCTGGCTGCTTTAAAGATCAGTACAGCATACTTAACATTCTGGGATTTCAGGTAACGAACCTCCCATTCTATCCTGGAGCCTATACGGTATCGAGAGACATAGCATCAACTTTCTGGAATCAGCACAGAGAGCTTATCAACTCTCACGACTACGTGCTTGTGTCAGATACATCTGCAATCACCAGATGTATTCTGCAGCACATGGATGAGTTTAAATCAAAGCTCGTTATCTGGATATGCAACAGGTTCGACTATGCTATGTGGCACGAGCCTGAGTTCTATGAACTGTTCAACAGATACAAGGACCATCCTCAAGTAAGAGTAGCATGCTACACTTTCTGGGAAAAGATATGGTGTTTGAAGCGAGGCATTGATGTTCTGTCTGCTCCTGTAATTACTCCATTAGGAAAAGCTTTGGGAGACACTATTCCAGAGGGAGAGAGTCCTTGCCATTCCTGGAAAGAGGCTGAGAGTGAGCAGAAAGAGATGATCGTACCAGGGTATAGAAACGATGTTCTGCTTGGACAAAGTTTAAAAGCGAAAGAACTCAGCGTATATCACGGAAAGTTTAAGAATGTAGCCGAGCTCTCTGGCTTCAAGGCCTATATTACTCAGCCTGATGCAATGTCTAAGCTGTTTGTCTTTGAATCGTTGCATGCAGGTATTCCTGTTGTGCTTCCGTCCATCTCGAGACTTCTCGAGCTGAGCAAAGGAGACTATCTATTCAATCTAACAGGGCATGGAGGAGGAAGCATGCTTACAGAAGATCTTGCTAAGCTCTGCGAATGGTACAATCCAGAACACAAGAGTGTGAGATTCTATTTTGAATCTGAAGAAGATATTCCAGAAATAGTAAAGAGTATAGATAGAGACAAATTAGCTCCATATTTTAAAGATATCACAGCTAATCTAGAAAACAGTGTTTTAAATAAATGGAAAACACTGTATGATGGGTTTTAGCCTTATATAGTTTGCTTTTGAATAAGGTTGAAATTTATTGCTGGCTACAGTAACATATAGTTATTATTTATGGTTGTTCTTACTGAGAAAATTGCTGACCTTATTGCCGCGACAGTGGTAAATAATCCTGACCTGCTCATATTAGAGCAGAACGGCAGAACCAAAAAGGTCGACTTCGGTTTGTTGAAGCAGGCTATTGCCGGAGCTATAGGTACAGGAAAAGACGGTCGAGAGATCACTCTAAGAAACAACGGAACATCAATTCAGTGGAAGTATACGACAAATGATATTGTCTGGAAAAACCTGCTAGATATATCAAATCTTGTTGTAACAGGTACAGGTAGCGGTGGAGGTGGAGGAAACGGTGCGACAGGAGCGACAGGACTTGCAGGGTTTACAGGAGCAACCGGAGCAACCGGACGACAAGGAAGTACAGGACCTCAAGGCAGCACAGGCAGTACAGGAATAACTGGATCAACAGGAAGTACAGGAAGTACAGGAGCCCAGGGAGCCACAGGCAGTACCGGATTAGCAGGAAGCACAGGGGCAACCGGATTAACCGGAGCAACTGGCACAGCAGGAACTGGAGGAAGTACCGGAGCTACAGGGCTAGTAGGAAGCACTGGAACAGCAGGAGCCACAGGATTGGCAGGCAGTACCGGAGCTACTGGACTTCAGGGAAGCACAGGGATTCAAGGCAGTACAGGTAGTACCGGGAATCAAGGTTCTACAGGTGCAACAGGGTTTGGAGCCACAGGGGCTACAGGAGAAACAGGTGCAACAGGATTGACGGGAGCCACAGGATCGAAGGGAGATCGTGGTGATGCAGGTGGAGCCACAGGAGCGACTGGTATTCAAGGTGCTACTGGTCCTGGCGGAGGCGCTACTGGTCCTACAGGAGCAACAGGGATTCAGGGAGCTACTGGTCCTGAGGGAGCCACAGGTGCTGGTGCAACAGGCGCAACAGGAGTTCAAGGAGCTACAGGTATACAAGGATCGACTGGTCCTGAGGGAGCTACAGGTGCTGGCGCAACAGGAGCAACTGGTATTCAAGGGGCCACCGGAACACAGGGCGCAACTGGGGCAGGAGCTACAGGAGCTACAGGTCCTCAAGGCGCGACAGGAGTTCAAGGAATTCAAGGAGGATCAGGAGGTGCGGGCGCAACAGGAGCTGCAGGTGCTACTGGAACTCAAGGAAGTACTGGAGCAACCGGGTCACAAGGAAGCACTGGATCTCAGGGAGCCACAGGCGAAACAGGTGCTACTGGAACTCAAGGAAGTACTGGAGCAACTGGATCACAAGGAAGCACAGGAAGCACAGGAGCTCAAGGGTCTACAGGATCTGAAGGAGCTACAGGATCTCAGGGAGCTACCGGAATTCAAGGAAGCACCGGAGCAACCGGATCACAAGGAAGTACCGGGACGCAAGGGTCTACAGGATCTGAAGGAGCTACAGGGGCAACAGGGATTCAGGGAGCTACCGGAACTCATGGATCTACAGGAGCCACTGGAGTTGGTGCTACAGGCAGTACAGGTCCAATAGGAGCCACAGGACCCGCAGGCGGTCCAACAGGAGCTACGGGAGCCACTGGGTATATTTCCATTACAGCTGTAGCAGGCTCAGTAAATACTCAGATTACAGGTAATGGATTTCAATCAGCGTTTACATTCGACGGATTTAATGGAACAGATCCGGCAAACTATTTCGTAAGTATTGATGGAATAGATCAGATTCCTGGATTGAATTTTACTGTAATTCAGCATCCTACGCTTCCTACAAAAGGACAAATAACCCTGTCTTCGGTGCCTTTAAATAACAGTGTTATTTCTGTCAGAGCTCTGATTGGTGGAGTTGCTGGAGGTTCAGCATCTTTCTCAGGCTTGCTAAATCCTCCTGTGTATGAAGTTCTTTCTAGCACTGCTCCTAATAGTGCAGGACCCACTGTAGGGGTAGCCAGAGGGGTGGTCTCTTTGAATCTTAACTCATCACAGATATTTAGTCTGCAGGCCGTAAACACCGCCTACACATTAAATGTGACCACACCTACAGGACTAAATGCGAACCAAGTTGTGAGTTTTTCTCTTTTTGTTTTTGCTGATGTAAGTACAGGAACAACTGTGTTCGACAGCATATCTATAAATGGAAGCGTTGCTAATCCTTTATGGCCTAACGGAGCAAATCCAACAGGCAGTATGGCAGGCATAGACTTTTATGCGTTTACAATAATTAAAAACACATCAGGAGAGTTTTCCCTGGTAGCTAACCATATAAATTATGTGTAGCTTTAATAAATTTAACTAGTTAATATATCCTTCATGAGTACTCCATTTAACAAGCCAGACGCAGGAATGCTTGATCTAATCGGCGATGTGGTTGCCGCTTCAGATGGAACGTCCACAAAAGTTGTTAAAATTCAAGGAAGACCGCTTGCTGATGTGAGTCCTTCTCCTGGTCAGGCAATGACCTGGGATGGAGCTAGCTGGACTCCTGGAGCAGGAGCTGGGAGGCAAGGAAGCACTGGAGCAACAGGGATTCAGGGAGCTACCGGACTTCAGGGAAGTACCGGTGTAACTGGAGCTACAGGGCAAAAAGGAGACCAGGGACCTCCTAACGGAGCAACAGGAAGTACAGGGATTCAAGGAAGTACAGGAAGTACTGGAAGTACTGGAGTGCAAGGATCTACTGGAGTGCAAGGAAGCACCGGAAGCACAGGTCTGCAAGGAAGTACAGGACTACAAGGCAGCACAGGAAGTACTGGAATAACCGGATCAACAGGAAGTACAGGGATTCAAGGAAGCACAGGTCTGCAAGGAAGCACAGGACTGCAGGGAAGTACAGGACTCCAGGGAAGTACAGGAAGCACTGGAGTGCAAGGTGCTACAGGAACGCAGGGAAGCACAGGACTCCAGGGAAGCACAGGGCTACAAGGAAGCACAGGAAGCACTGGCGTGCAAGGAGCCACAGGTATACAAGGTTCTACTGGACCTCAAGGAGCGACTGGCTCTGGAGCTACTGGAGTGCAAGGAGCCACAGGACTACAAGGAAGCACAGGAAGTACCGGACTAGGGCATGCAGGACTAACCTCAGCATCGAGTCTCACTATAGGTACAGGGAACAAAGCGTTTACAACAAGTCTCGGATCGTCAGCTACCGCGTTTAATGTGGGAAGTCGTGTTCGTGCCGCACACACAGCCTCTCCTGAAAACTACATGGAAGGCACTATTACGGCTTTCGCTGGAACTGCTTTAACTTTGTCTGTTGATGTTGCGGCAGGTACAGGAACGCTTACTCCGTGGACTTTTAGCATCGTCGGGTCTGCAGGAGCAACTGGAGCGACTGGAGCACAAGGAGCGACTGGAGCACAAGGAGCGACTGGGTCTCAGGGACCTGCAGGCCAGTCGACAAGCTTTTACAACTATCAAATAGATACCGCTGTTTTTCCTACCCCTGTAGGTACATTTAGTGTCACAGGAGGACATATATATTATAACACAGCCACTCAAATTGCAGCTACTAGCATACTAGTGTCACATAAAGATGTCTCTAATAACGACATTGATATGTTTTTGGCTCTGCTAAAGAAAGACGACGTTTTTGTGATTCAACAAAAGACGGATTCTAGCAAGTCTCAGAGATGGACTGTAAATGCTGCTCCTACACTAGTTGATAATAATTATATACTTCTTCCTGTTACCCTTACCGGAGGAACAGCCGAATTCAATAACAATGACGCTGTTCTTTTTGCTCCTGTGTCTGGAGGATTGGTTGGAGCTACAGGAGCTCAGGGAGCTACAGGAGCTCAGGGAGCTACAGGTCCAGGAGTAACTCTTCCTGTATCCATAGGTTCAGGAGGAACAGGAGCAACAGGAATTTATGAGGCATTAAATGCCCTAAACAGTCCCATATACTATGTTAACGTCGCACAGATAGGAAACCTATCAGGTGTGATGACAGGAGACACGTACGCCACAGGCAATCTAGCCTCGCCGATCACCTTTGATACGGCGTATAGTCCGCCGGTTAATTCTGTCATTCTATTTACTGCCCAGACAAGCAATATTCAAAATGGTTTTTGGATTATTACTTCTCTTGGAGGAGCAGGAACGCCTGCTACGTTTGAGAGACCTCCGTGGTATAAAGGCACAGTCAGAAGTGGTGTTTTGGCCTATGTACGCTTCGGATCAACTAGAGTAAACTATATATACAATGTATATTCTGCTACTGTAAACTCAGACATTGTTGTGGGTAATACAGGTATCAGCACAGTAGTCATAGGGCAGAGATCAACCAATACCACAACTGCAGGCAACACATATATAGCAAGACAGACATTCGCTCCAGGTTCTACCACAGGATCTCCTATTGGATTTCAGGCTGGCGTGCTATTACAGACTCCAGCTGCTCACGCTGTAGAATGGGATAGTAATACGCTTTATGTTACAGGAAGTACCCCGTTTTCCAACGTAACAAATAACGTCGCTAGAACTAACCTTGTTAGCGAACAGCTTCCTTATGGAGGAACTATCCCAGGAGCAACAGGATTCTCTCCTGCTTCATTATACTATGCTGCAGCCTATAGCGAAACCAATATTGCTGCTACGACAACTGCAAATCAGCTTTATACCGCAGCAGGTCCTCTTGTAATAGATGGCTACACGGTACTAGCTAACGATTTGGTTCTGCTGGGAGCACAAACAACAACTCCAGCACAGAGAGGTTTGTGGAAGGTTGTTTGTGCAGGCTCTAACTACACAGGACTTGCTGCTGCCAGCTCGACCACAACACTGACCATGAGTAACGGAGCTGGAACTCCTCTCAGTCTCAACTCATATCTTCTGGGTGTTGGAGGAGCAAACAACATATACATCGCAAGCACAAACAACACGTTCTACGGCACTGTTACAACAACAAGCACAACAAACTCACTTAGTTTGAATAACTGCAGTGGAACTCCTCTCACTGTAGGTGTTGGAATTCAAGGATTAGGTATTCCAGCAGGAACAACAGTCACAGCTGTTACATATTCACTGAGCACCACAGTGTCAGCAACAGCAACGAATACGACCTCTTTCTCAACAACTGGAGGCAATATTCTGCCTGCAGGCACATTTATTCAAGGAGCAGGGATACCTCCGAACACATTCATCGTCTCAGGAACAGGCGCACCATATACTGTTAATAATTTGGTTAATTTGACTGCAGGAGCCACGGTAACGAATAATGCAGTCACATGTACCACGAGCAATAATGTGAATATAGCTGCAGGGTTGCTAGTAAGCTTTAGTTCCTCGACATACACAACAAACACAACTCTCAGCATAGGAGCCAACACAGCGGTCACAGCTCCTACTGTATTGGCTCGTCCATTGTCCTTCTATCAAGGAAATTTATACAGAGGCCCTTTCCTGGTCAGTGTATACAGAGGAACAAAATACTCTGGATACATGTTCTCTATGTACAACAGTGCAGCAGGGAACGCGACAATGATTCCCAATACTACCACAACGATTGAGGCTAGTATTGTGAATGCAAAGACAGCTAATAATGGAGCCACAGGAGCCACAGGTCCGCAAGGAGCCACAGGCTCTGGAGCCACAGGAGTTCAAGGAGCAACCGGATTAACTGGAGCAACTGGAATTCAAGGATCTACAGGACCTGGCGGGTCAGCAGGAGCTACAGGACTTCAGGGTGCTACCGGGCTAGTAGGGGCCACAGGTGCGGTAGGGGCAACAGGACTAGTGGGAGCTACAGGAGTATTTGGAGCCACAGGACTTCAGGGAAGTACAGGCCCATATAGTGCTCCGAGCACCAGAACAGTAAGTTCTGGCACAACCGACGCACTGCAGACGACAGATGCAAACAACACAGTATACTACACAGGAACAAGCGCAGTCACAATCACCGCACCTGTAGCTACAAATGTTGCTCAAGGAACGCAAATAATTCTAGTTAATGGTTCTGCGAGTGCGCTTCACACTGTCTCCTCGGCAAACGGCGTTGTTTCTGCAGGAGGGAGATATAAACTTGCCCAGCAGTATTCGACTGCTGTGCTTCATTGTGTATCAACAACTCCTGCTGTGTGGGTACTGAGCGGAGATCTTATCGTATAACCCTATGCCTAGATTTCCTGGAGGAAGAGCAAAAGCACTAAATATTGTTCCAAATATTAGTGCTCAACCAGCAGCCAATACGAACGTAGGGCTAAACAGTGCTTTTGCTCCGAGTATCACCGTAAATAACGGAACACTGCCTATTGTTATAGAATGGTATAAAACAGGGTTCTCTACAGTTCTCGCTACAAGCACAGCGAATACCCTGCCATTTACATCTAATCCGACTTTGCTGGCCAATGCAGGAACTGCAGATATTGCTACATATTATGCAAAAGTCACAAACAGAGCAAACACCCTAGGCTCGAACTCCTCGAACACAACACTAGGAATACTTCCATCAGCTCCAAACACAATAAGTCTAGCAGGGAATGGTACAGCTCGTACGCTGGTGATTACTTTTGGTACAGGAGCAGGAAACACGTACCTTAACGGAGGGACCTTGTCGGAGTTTATATATACAATATTTAGCGATGCAGCATACACAACTCCTGTAGCAGGATTAAGTAACGTGGCTACGCCTGCACAGGCTAAAACTGTAACTGTAACAAATTCAAATTTAAATAATGGAACAACATACTATGCTAGAGTATTTGTAAGAACGCTGAGTTCTGGAGATAGTTCGCCAGCCTCTTCAGCAGGAGCATTTCCCTACGCTCCTCCTCAGGCTCCTTCTGGCATGACTGTTGCTGGTAACGGAACATCCAATACTCTGGTAGTTACATTCCCCACACAGACATCCACAACTTTAAATCATTCTACTTTTGGTTCGTTTGAGTATTCCGTGTATAGTAATAGCGGACTTACAAACATCGTAGGAAGCTACTCTGCAGTAACAACAACAAACACAACTGTAACTCTTACGAATGCTTTGTTCGTTAATGGAACGACATACTATGTAAGAGCGAGAGTATATAGCTCTAATGCAAGCTATGGCGACTATGCTAGTGCTTCTGGAACTCCTACAACGGTTCCGTCGGCTCCGACGAGCGTGACGTTAACTCGGTCAGCATCACAATCACTCTCGCTCTCTTTTGGAGCAGCAACAGCTCAAGGAGCAGCTATCACAGGCTATCAATACTCTGTGTTCACTGACCCAGGACTTACAGCGGCGGTCGCAGGCAAGGTAAATGTAGCTGCTGCGGTAGGCACTAACTCTATTACTGGCCTCACAAACGGAACAACCTATTATGTCAATGTATGGGCAACTTCAGCCCTAGGAGCAGGAACAGGTAGCGCTGTTAGCGCATACCCATTCGAATTTCCTACAGCTCCAACAAGTGTGTCGCTGGGTTCGGCAGGCAACGGAGTACTTACACTCACTTTCGGAGCAGCAACAGCTCAAGGAGAAGCTATTACAGGGTATAATTATACATTGTATACCGATGCTGCTCTGACAGCTGCCGTGGCAGGCAAAACAGATGTGGCAGGAGCATCACCTAGTGGCACTGTTATTTCTGGCTTGGCTAACGGTACGACCTATTATGCGAGAGTATACGCAACCACAGCGCGAGGAAATGGAACGGCGGGATCATTCACGGCAGGAGCGACACCATTTACTACACCTACAGCCCCAGCAAGTGTAACGCTCGGTTCTGCTGTAAATGGAGGACTAACTCTAAGCTTTGCAGCCTCAACAGCGAGAGGGTCTGCAATCACAGGATACAGATATACACTATATACAAACTCAGGACTTTCTACTGTTGTGCCTGGTAGACAGGACGTGGCTGTGAGTGTCGGAAACACTGCTATTACAGGATTATCGAACGGAACAACATACTATGCAGCTGTGTACGCTACTAGCGGAGCTGGAAACAGTGAAACAGGCACGTTTACATCTGGATTGATGGTCGGCGCAGCGGCAAATGCCCCAACAGGCGTAACCCTCACCGTAGCTTCTTCAACAAGCCTGAATGTTTCTTTTACAGGCAGCGTTACGAACGGATCCACAATAAACAGCTATGTGCTGACATTACGCACAGTAGCAGCATCTACAGGTCCGGCTGTGCCTGCATATAGCGGAGTAACCATCACTAGTGGGGCAGTACTAACAGGACTTGTAACAGGAACAACCTATTTTGCTGATGTTGTGGCAAACTATACTTTTGGAGGATCAACCGCCAACACAGCTGCAGGAAGTTCTTCTGGAGTCACGTGTGCTGTTGCCCCTGCTGCACCTAGCTCTGTAACTCTTGCAGCAGCCTCAAGCACATCAGTCACACTATCGTTTGTTACAGGAGTGACAAACGGAGCCACAATAAATAATTACACCTATAGTTTAAGGGCAGGCGCGTCGTATGCTGTAAGTAGTTATGTGGCAGGGCAGCAGAACATAAGCACCACAGCAACATCCGGAATACCTATAACTGGCCTCTCCACTGGTACAACCTACTACGCCGAAGTTAAAACAAACTATACTGTAAACGGCGTGGCAGGCAGCACAGGAGTAACAGTATCCTCTGGAGTCACAACTGTTGGCGTTCCTAGTGCTCCTTCAAGCATAACACTAGCCGCCACAAGCGGCACAACGATGAGTTTGACGTTTACCCCAGGATCACTGAATGGATCAACTCTCACAAACTATAGCTATAGCCTAAAGAGATCGAGTGACAACGTGGTTGTGTCAGGTCCAACCACAACAAGTTCGACCAGCGGCATAGGAATCTCTGGGCTTACAGCAGGAACTACATACTATGCAGAAGTCTGGACAAACAGCAATCTAGGGGAAGGAGCTCGAGGAACATCCACTGCTGTGCTGTGTGCAGCTGCTCCATCAGCTCCTTCAGGAGTGACTCTGACAGTTGCGTCAGCCACAAGTATGACGCTCTCTTTCACTCCAGGAGCAACAAACGGATCTACATTACAGACAAACCCGTACAATTATACTATAAATGTAGGCTCGGTATCAGGAACACAGCAGGCATCAGGATCCACAAGCAGCACAAGTGGCATATCTATCACTGGCCTTACCACAGGCACCGCATATTTTGCCAGTGTGTATACCGCGAGTACCAACTTCGGCAACAGCGCCTCAGCGAGCTCTAGTGGAGTGGTGTGTGCAATTGCTCCTGCTGCGCCTACCTCAGTTTTACTCAGCAGAATAGCAGGAAGCAGCACAAGCCTCTCGCTATCGTTTGTTGCAGGCTCGACAAACGGGTCTACTTTGACCGCGTCTCCGTATCGCTATATTTTGTACTCAGGAGCTATAGGAGGCACGGTAGCTGTGTCAGATTCAGGAACCACATCCTCTCCGATAACAATTGGAGGATTAACTGCAGGAACAACATATACAGCTAGAATGTATACAGCCAGTTCAAATGCAGGGAACAGTGCTTTCGCTGACTTTACAGCAGGTACGCTGTGTGCAGCTGCTCCATCAGCAACAGCAGCAAACTACACCCTCACGAATGGTACCAGCAATCAAATCACCTTTAATTGGGGTAGCGTGTTTACGGCGAATGGGTCAGCAATCACAGGATATACTTATACAGTGTATAACTCGGGAGGAGTCGTGGTTGCAGGACCCACGTCTGCAGGAACAAATACAAGCATAACACAAACAGGATTAAATAATGGAACACAGTATTACATTATTGTGTCGGCTACAAACGCCGCAGGATCTACATCGGCGCAGTCGAACAATGTTGCTTGTATAGGTGCGCCAGCATTTACAGGCTCGTTCTCCAATACAAACGGCACCAGCGGACAAGTTACTTTCAATTGGGGTAGCGTATTCTCGAACAACGGCTCTTCAATTACAGGATACAATTACACAGTTCGTACCTCAGGAGGAACGGTTGTTGCAGGACCTACCTCAACAACCAACTCGAGTGTCACAATTACTGGACTCAGCAACGGAACAGATTACAACATTACTGTAACGGCGACCAATGGAGCAGGAACAAGCGCAGGAGCGCAGTCAGGCAATATTGTTTGTAGAGGTGTGCCTTCTGGAACAATAAGCTATCTGTTCACTAGAGGCAACCAACAGCTGACTTTTTCTTGGTCTGGTTGGAACACGAACGGAGCAGCAATTCTCGACTATACTTATACTTTTTACACCAGTCCAGGGAACGCAGTTGTTGCCGGCCCCACAACAACAACCAATACAAGTGCTACAGCAACCGGACTGACAAACGGAACAAATTACTATATTTCTGTATCTGCTCGTAATGCGGCAGGATCAAGCACAGCAATAGCGAGTGACTGGGTGACGGTTTGCACTGTTCCAGGAGTGTCTGGAAACATGACATATACCAAAGCTGCAGGTACTATTACGCTTAATTGGGATGCCCCAGCAGTCACAGGAGGATGCCTTATTCAGGGATACAAAGTCAGATTGCGTAACGGAGCTACTGTTGTGTCTGACTGGACCACAGTAACAAACAGGACAACAACATATACCGGAGTACCAGACGGACAAAATTATACCGCCGATCTTATTGCTTACAGTGCAGCAGGAGACGGAGCAACTAACACATACACAGGTATATTAAGTTTTGTGACTATAGTCGCTCCCGCAGGAACGCCTGTACCAGTAAGCATGACTTATTACATAGGCAATAACTGGAGAACGACTAGAGTTAATTTCTCAGGAGCCACAGGGTTTGGCACAGCTTCTGTGGTTACAGGAATGACCGTCACAGGTTGTCCAAGCAACAATGGAAGTTGGCTTGGGCAATCCTGGAGTTGTTTTGGCGGTTCAAGCGGATTTACTGTCAATAATGCTAACTCTAGCTCAGTATTAATTTCTTGGGGAGGTAACGTTAATTGCGGAAGCGGATTTACCAACGCGTCTTTGTGTGTAAAGGCCAAGTTCACCAACTCTGCAGGTGAGGGAGCTGAGACTGCACCATTTAGAGTAGAGTCATACGGACAGTCAACGACCATCCTTTACTCGACACTAGGAGGATCAGGCTGTCTGAACGGCTGCTAAAAATATATAGACATTAGTTTGTAGTTTGATGTAGTCTGCTTGGGTATGACACAACTACACTGCCTAGGATTACCGCACACAATAACTAATGCTGACTATGTCGCTTGCGCTTTTACTCAGAAAGTACGCAAGTTTTTAACGATGTTTAAAGACAGCGACAAATACAGAACCATACACTACGGACACAACAAATCAGATACAGACGCTCACGAGCAGGTTGATGTTACAAGTGATGAAGTACTAAACTCTGCTTATGGAGATTATGATTGGAAGAAAGGGTTCTTTAAGCACGCTACAGATGACCTTGCTCACAAGGTATTCAATCAAAACGCAGGAAGAGAGATTCTAAAAAGAAAGAAAAAGTCTGATCTTGTGTTAGCTTTCTGGGGAGGAACAAGAGAAGCGTGCGAGATCGCCAACAAAGACGGAGATCTTATTGTTGTTGAGCCTGGTATAGGTAGTGGCTGGGCTTTTGCGCAGTTTAGATGTTACGAAAGCTATCCTTTAAAAGGAGCATATGTGGGCACAGACGGCGTATCGTTCTGTAATCCTACCTGGTATCACAGAATTGTCCCAAATTATTTTAATCCTCTAGAGTTCGAGGCAAAATCGGAAAGAGAGGACTGGGCACTATATATTGGTAGAATAGGAACAAACAAAGGTCTCGACCTCGCTATTGATGCCTGCAAGAGGCTAGGAGTTAAACTTAAGGTGTGTGGTCAGGGAGGACCATCAGACATCGGAATGACTGAGTGGCCTGCGCATGTTGAATATCTTGGCTATGCTGATGTGGCTACTAGAAAAGACCTTATGGGCAGAGCCAAATTCGGGTTCTTATTGTCTACTTATTGGGAACCATTTGGCGGAACTGCCGTAGAGATGCTGTTCAGCGGCTGTGTTCCTATCTGCGCAGACAACGGAGCAATGACCGAGTACATCGTTGATGGAGTTAACGGATTTAGATGCAATACGATGGGAGACATACTGCGAGCAGTACGTCTGGTCGATACTATTGATCGCAATAGATTGGTAGCTTTCGCAAACGATAACTTTAGTCTCACTGCAGTAAAACCCAAGTTTGAGAGGGCTTTTGACGACTTCAGTGACGTCTTCAACAAAGAAGGTTGGTATACTGATCACAATCGTACTTTGGATACAGGTCTCGGATTAAACTTCAAAGCGCTATACGTATAATATGAAAATTATTGATGTTGGGTGTGGGCCAGGCATTTATGTCAAAGCTCTTAGAGAAGCTGGTGTGGAAGCTGATGGAGTTGATCTTGATCCTCGTTGTCCATATGATGTTATGGACGTTTTTTCTAGTGATTTTGATTCTAAATACAAAGGAAAATACGACATAGCCATGTGTATCGAGGTCGCTGAACATCTACCAGCGACAAGAGCTGATGACCTTGTTAAAACACTCACAGGACTGGCTCCAGTAGTGTTGTTTTCAGCTGCCATCCCAGGTCAAGGTGGTCATGGACATATCAATTGTCAGCCCAAAGAGTATTGGATAGAAAAATTTGCTCTGTTAAACTACGTGGTAGATGCAGAAGCTACAGACAAGCTTATAGCTTTTATGGTTTCTGGATATCATATGGGTTGGTTTAGAAACAATGCGGTAGTATTCAAAGAATACGGAGCTGCTTGCTATGACAGGATTATCGCAGAAGAAACTCCCCAAGCAATAAGGCTAGCCTCTTATATTGCTGCAGAAGGATTGTAATTCTTTAGGTTAAGAAATGCACTGGAACTGTTTCGACTCTCTGTTAGGGCGTAGATGTAAAACGAAAACAGGTTTGTTTAACCTGATAGAGAGTCGCACAGCCGTAACTGATTTTGCAAAAGAGCGAGAGATTGCAGAGTACTCATGTAGCTCTCTAAGCGAGGTGTACAGTAAGCTGGCGGAAACCCGTTCGTGGAGCACTCAGGAAATTGAAGTATTCAAGAGAATAGAGATAGCTACAGAGATAGAACAAAGCTTCCCGATCTATAGTAACATTGAAAAAATAACTGAGGGAGATGTGATTCATAACAACTCGCTTCTTCCTCATGCCGCAATAGTGCAGCTCCTACAGAATCATGGAGCAATTAAAAATATACGTATTTCCGGAGAACTGTGTGCGGACGTTTGCAATGACGCAATCACGACCACAGAAATTGAAGAGATTCTCCCTGAAGAGTTTTCTTTATTCGTCAGAGTTCTGCGTCTGTCGAATCCGTACACTGAGGGTTCAAAAGAGCATGAGTGCTGGCTTTCACAAGCGCAGTACAACATGCCCGTACTCGCTCTTGCCTCATGCCTGCTACCTGAAAACAACATAAGTTTTATTGTCCCGGAATGCTCTATGTTGCGTAGAATACATCAAGAAATATATGGAGCGGTAAATCCTACGGTAAAATATCTAGCAGAATACCAGGACGAGCAGCCTTCTGGTTACCTAGGGTATCTACGCAGAGCAAAGAGAAATGGTCTGCTGGTAGGACTATCTAGGCACAGATATGGTCTAGAGAGGTTGAGTAAAACCAAGCTAGATGTCGCTCTAGACTTTAGATATGTCGACAAGCTAGAAAATCAAAAACTTTTAAGCAGCAACATGGACGAGCATGATCCTGTTGCTCTGCTTGTTCTGAATAAAGCGATTGAAAATTTGAAATACTTTAAACCGACTAAAAATATTGAAAAAATTGAAGATGCTCTTGCTAAATTTCTAGCAATACAGAAATAATACTATATGACAGGGAATATGCATAAATTTAAAAAAGTGATTATTTGGGGATATCCTCTATACTCACACTCGCACTCGTTCATACACCACGGATGGTATAAAGCTTTTAAACATCTAGGCTATGAAACGTACTGGTTCCACGACCAAGATCATCCTACAGACTTTGATTACGAGAACGCTCTTTTCATTACCGAAGGCTATGCAGATGAACAAATGCCGGTAGTCTCTTCGTCCACATATTTTGTCCATGTTTGTAAAAATCCATCAAAGTTTGTGAGCGCGGGCGCTCGTCTAATAGATATTAGGTTTAACGTCAAAAGAACTAGAGACTACACTTACGACTATTGTCTAGCTAACCTGAGTCTGACTGGCGTAGACCCCTTCACTGCCTATGAAAAAAATGCTAACGACAACGCGTTAGCAGAAAGACACAGAAAAGGAGTCGCAGGCTACGAGGCGGTTTATGTTATGTGGGCTACAGACATGCTGCCTCACGAGATCGACCTGAATGACGCATATATTCCTAGAGACAGGGAAGTGCACCATATAGGTTCTGCTTGGTCGGCAAACATGAAAGAGCTTCAAGAATTTCAGCAGTCTCTGGAAAAAGAGGGCATTAGCTTTGTGGTTCACGACCCCTGGAAAAAGATGACAACCAACGAGGAAGCGAAGCATCTTGTTCAGAAGTCGTATATTGCTCCAGATATTCGTGGGTCCGGACTAACTTGCTCTGGATCTACTGCAGAGGAATGCAACCATCTATCTATAGGATATATTCCATGTAGAACTTTTAAAAACATAAGCTATGGACAGCTAGGGATAACTAATTCGCCTGCAGTCAAAGACTTGATGCAAGACCATGTTATTTTTTCTGACAACTCAGGGTTACTGTTATCTGCAGCTCAACCCTACTTGACAGACTATGATAGAATTCAATCAGCAATGAGGTATGTACAAGAAAACCATACCTATGTAAACAGAGTTAACGCACTATTAAACGTATTATGATTCCAATTGATATTATTATGCTCGCCAGTTCCAGTAACGAGGAACTCTATAAAATGACGAAACAGGCTCTAGCCTCTTTGAAAGAGTCGGAGACAGATTATTCTTTCGAGGTAAAACTTGTAGAGTCTCACTCAGAAGCACACAACCAAGGATTCAGTTATCCGGAGGCTTTGTGTATTTTTCCAAACGAACCATTTCACTACAACAAGTTTCTTAATAGAGGATTAGAGTACTGTTCGAGAGAATGGGTGGTCGTGGTCAACAACGACGTCATTTTCTATCCTGGTTGGTTTTCAGCAATGATGAACTACCACAAAAACAATCCTGATGTGAAAAGCTTCTCTCCGTGTGATCCTTTACACGAGGACCAGCTCAGGAAAGGACACCAAGGAGTTGAAGGGCTGCAAGGATATGAAATAAGGCACCACGTCAAAGGCTGGTGTATTGCTTCTCACAGAGAGCTGATAGATAGCTGCAAGCTGTTTGATGAGAGTTTTCCTTTCTGGTATCAGGATGATGACTATGCAGAGACGATAAAGCGAGCAGGCTATAAGCATGCACTGGTACTAGATTCTCTGGTGCGTCACTTCTCAGGACAATCTACAGAGCTTTTTAAAGATGAGAAAATAAATATGACTATGGGGCAGAGGAATACATTTAAAAATAAGTGGGGTTAGACAATAGAGGCAGTCTTTTATTGCTATCAAGTTCAAAAAGAGATAGAATAAGACTAAATTAGCTATTTTTAAATTATGCCTAGAAAAATAACAGATTCTGGTCCGTACGCATCAATACCTTCAGCAGCTACAAGGCTAGACAAATACTATTTCGCCACAGATCAGGGAAAGTATTATTACTCTGACGGATCTAAATGGAGAGAAAAGATCGTCGATCTTACAGATATAGATCCTGATACAGAGGCCAGGGTTATGTGTGGTATTACTCCTACTGGAGGAATTAACCCAATCAAGATCAGCGACCAGGGAGCTCTCTTGCTTTCTGGTAGTATTAGTGTGGGTAATGTAAATGCGAGTTCATTTACATCTGGAGCCTTGCTGGACAAGTCTGGAGGATTTGTTACGGCTACAGCTAATACAAGCATCCAGGTTGTAGCACAAAACGCTAATAGAAAATATTTCTTTTTCCAGAATATTTCTGACACTGACATGTATTTGTCTATAGGCGGAACAGCTAGTCTTACATCAGGAATGCTGATGGCTAAGAATGGCGGAGGTATCAGCTGCGATAGCTTTGTTCCTACACAAGCAATTACCGTGTTTTGTACTACTGCAGGCAAGAACTTTACAGCCTACGAAGGTTAATCTATGAAATTATTCGCATCTACCGTTGGAGGAGCAACCGGGTCAACTGGAGCAATAGGAGCTACAGGGATACTCGGAGCTACAGGAAGCACCGGGATTCAAGGTAGTACCGGTATTCAAGGGAGTACAGGAAGTACAGGAGCAGAAGGAGCTACAGGCGCTACAGGGATACAAGGCGCTACCGGAGCAACTGGCGCACAAGGAGCTACTGGAAGTACAGGAGCAGAAGGAGCTACAGGCGCAACTGGTATTCAGGGTGCAACCGGAGCTACTGGAGCAACCGGAGCTCAAGGGTCCACAGGAGCTACCGGAGCATCCTTAAATTGGCAGGGCGAGTACATTCATACAAAAAACTATAAAGCCAATGACGCAGTGAGCTATGTAGGTTCTTCTTATATAGCTCTCGAGGATACTGTCGGGAAGTTTCCGACAGACGGCGCGAAGTGGGGTATTCTCGCTTCTGGGGCTTCTCCTGAAAGTGTCACGATGTTTGCGGTGACTACAGACGGAGTAAAAGACAAGTACTCCCCAATCCCTGGAATAGTGTCTCCTGATGCTGCAAAATATATTGTCGTTTTAGATGGTATTATTCAGCCTCCATACAAGGCATACACCGTGAGCACATCTCCAACAGGAGGAGAGGTGTTCTTTTTTGATGAAACTCCTGCAGCAGGCCTCGAACTGATTGTTATGGCTTTTAGAGGGTCTTATTCTAGAACCACAACCAACTTCCAGGGTACAGGCACAAAGCTTGTTTTCAGTCCTGTAGCAGGGATTACAAGCATGGACGCGACGAAGTATATAGTTACTGTAGGAGGATTGGTACAGGCACCAAACGTATCCTATACTGTTAATGCCCTCAACGGAGGCTCGCTTGTTTTTGATGAGGCTCCTGCTCTAGATGCTCCTGTAACTATAATGACATTCTATTAATACTATTTTTACTAGTATTTCTCACGAGCTTTATTTAAAATACAATCAACCTCTAGATAACAAAAGTCATGCCGCTAACAAAAATAACTTCTACAATGCTGAGCGCTGCTCTGCAGACCAGTATAACTAACGCTACAGGAGCTTCAGGTGTAGGCTCGGGAGCTACAGGAGCAACAGGAGCGGCAGGGGCAACAGGAACGCAAGGGGCTACAGGGATTCAGGGTGCTACTGGTCCAGCTTCCCCACTATCTGCATTAAATTACTCACAAACAAAAGGAGTTTTAACAACAATAACTACCGGAGCTACAATGCCTGCTATTGTAGTTACCTGCTCTTTAACTACCAAAGGAAATCCTGTACAGGTGGTGGCTTACGGGGACGTATTTAATCCGAGTCTTCCTATCAATTGTCCGTTAGCTCTATATAGAAACGGGGTAATGATCAGCAATATAGCTTACACACAAAGCTATTATGCAAATGAAAATCAAGCATTCAGCTTGTCTATCATAGATACTGATGCTCCGGCAGGTACTCACATATATACTCTTAGAGTACCTAGCTTAAGTACATCAAACGTTACATTTGCTGCTCCTGTTATTTATGCTGTAGAGCTGCAGAACGTGCAGGGAGCAACCGGTCTAGGAGCCACAGGACCTCAGGGTGCGACAGGCTCTCCAGGGTCTAACGGAGCTACAGGAACGCAAGGGGCTACAGGGCTTGGAGCCACAGGAGCAACAGGGATTATGGGAGCCACAGGCCCCGCAGGAGGAGCTACAGGAGCGACAGGGATTATGGGTGCTACTGGGCCAGCAGGAGGAGCAACAGGAGCAACTGGCGTGGAGGGTGCCACAGGTTCACAAGGAGCCACAGGAGACGTAGGAGCTACAGGATCTGGCGCTACTGGAGCAACAGGGATTATGGGCGCTACCGGTCCTGCAGGAGGCGCAACAGGAGCGACAGGCGTTATGGGAGCCACAGGCCCCGCAGGCGGAGCTACTGGAGCAACCGGAGCGCAAGGGTCCACAGGTGTAGCAGGAGCCACAGGAGACGTAGGTGCCACAGGATTTGGAGCCACAGGTGCAACTGGTATTCAAGGCGCTACGGGTCCTGCGGGAGGTGCAACCGGAGCAACAGGGATTATGGGTGCTACTGGTCCTGCAGGTGGAGCCACTGGATCTACAGGGGTTCAAGGGGCTACTGGACCTGAGGGTGCTACAGGAGCTGCAGGCTCTACCGGGTCCACAGGGATTCAAGGTGCTACTGGACCTCAAGGGTCTACAGGATCTCAAGGGTCTACAGGATTTGGAGCCACAGGAGCAACTGGTATTCAAGGAGCTACGGGTCCTGCGGGAGGAGCTACTGGAGCTACTGGAGTTGGTGCCACAGGCAGTACAGGTTCACAAGGAGCCACAGGACCCGAGGGATCCACAGGACCTCAAGGGTCTACAGGACCTGAGGGAGCCACAGGCGCTGGCGCAACAGGCGCAACAGGGGTTATGGGCGCTACCGGTCCTGCAGGAGGCGCAACAGGAGCGACAGGCGTTATGGGAGCCACAGGCCCCGGCGGAGGCGCAACAGGACCACAAGGAGCAACCGGAACTCAGGGAGCAACTGGTATCCAGGGTGCAACCGGAGCCGGAGCAACGGGAGCAGAAGGAGCCACAGGAGCAACTGGTATTCAGGGCGCTACAGGCACACAGGGATCCACAGGAGCTCAAGGGTCTACTGGAGCTGAGGGAGCAACAGGACCGCAAGGAAGCACAGGACCGCAAGGCGCTACTGGAGCAGGATCTACTGGAGCTGTAGGTGCAACAGGCCCGCAAGGCGCTACTGGAGCAGGATCTGATGGAGCAACCGGAGCGCAAGGAGCAACTGGATCTAATGGGGCTACAGGCCCACAAGGAGCAACAGGGTCTCCAGGATCTAATGGAGCTACAGGCCCACAAGGAGCAACTGGAGCTGCAGGAGCAACCGGAGCTCAGGGAGCAACTGGTATTGGGGCAACTGGACCAAAAGGTGATCCAGGTCCCGCAGGAGGCGCAACCGGAGCGACAGGGTCTCCAGGGTCTAATGGGGCTACAGGAGCAACAGGTATTCTAGGTGCAACAGGAGCGACAGGAAGCATGAGTCCTCTGCTTGGTGTTCCTACAAAAGAGGTAGTGAACGTCATGGCGGATACTGGAGGTTCTGTGGATGTGTTTATCAAAGCAGGACAAGTGGTCTATTTTACAAACCCAGCCACCAGCGATTTCCAGATAAACCTGAAAGGTAACGCAAACACAACGTTTGACAGCCTTCTCGAAAATGGAGAAGCAATGTCCATTTCGATAATGATTACAACCGGAACGACTACAGCTTATACAATATCCAGTATAACAATTGATGGAGGGTCTTCGACACTTATCAATCTGCCTACATTCACTCCAACCACAAGCACAGTTAATGTTTATGGTATTACACTGATAAAAACCGGAGGCGACTATACGTCGTTCGTGTTCCAGAATACCTACGGAGCAGTAACCCGCTAATACAGGAGAAAACTATGCCTTTAATAACCACAGCAGGCATTAATAGTGCCTCTAAAGCTCTAGGAGGTATAGCCTCTATCGTATCCTGGTATGCGGACAGATCGAGGTATAGCAGAACAGTTACACTTGTAGGGAATGTAGAACAGAAATCAGACACATCTACTCCAGCCAAATATGCTATAGCGTATAAAAACCAGTCTTCTGACTACGGAGCACTACAACTACCTCTTAGCGCATTTCCATTAGGAGCAACCAAGTTTTATATAGATACAGTATTTAGAGTAAAGCGCTCCGGAGATATCATATTTAGAGCGATAGGTACTCCACTGAGCGGCAGCACGCTCTATTTGAGTGGATACGGTTACGACTTGTTAAATTACTCTGTCGTAACAAGCGCAACAGATAATACAAAATTTTCACTAGAGCAAATTTTCCTGTGGAGAGATGTTGCCGTCGATCCTACCGGGAAAATAACCGGAACCACAGAGATATCTCCAAACAGCTGGAATCATCTCGCCGTTATATTCGATGATGGAAAGATAACAACTTATCTAAACGGTAAGCTAGAAATATTCGTTAATCCTGCTGGAGGCGATCCTATAGAGATTGTACTGAGCGGAGGATCTATGGCGCTATATCAATCGAATGGTGTTAATGCTTTCGATCCCGCGTGGAATAACACAGCTAACCTTGGAGTTGTTCCTAGACTAGATGTATGTGTCTCTGAAAGCACAACACAAGCACAAGCCGAAGCTTTCTGCTATTTTAGAGCTGTTAACACAACAACAGAAGCTATTCCTACAGTTTTTGGATTAATCGCGCCTAGAGCGTACACCATTCCTCCTAAAACTAATCAAACACAATTGCTACTGACTAACGGAAGTGTGCGTGTACCTGTGCTGGCTAGATGGATGGACGATGCTTCTCTTAGCTTGAGAAATGTAGCTTTTGGAGGAGATGTAAAACTAGATACAGATGCAGGTTGCGCTAGTTTTGGACTTACCGCAAACAGCACGTCCCCTGGAGCTTTGATTGTGGATGAATTTATCGACGTGAGAACAAATACGATAAATTTAGATTTTTGGCTCAACACCAGCAGTCTAGACGATCAAAGTGTTTTTTGCTTTAAAAATAAATCAAATGCCACAAAGTTACACGTTCATATAAAGCAGGGCAGGCTGCGTGTAGATAACGGCAGCGTGTTCGCTAGTGACGGAGTGCCCATAGCTATTTCGACTTGGTATCATGTGCGAGTAACCAGGGAACCAGTGTCATCGGTATTTAAAATTTTTATAGATGGTGTACTTGCCGATACAGGAATAACACTGTTAAACGACAATACCTACAATCTCTGGATAGGCTCTAACGCTGTTATAGGCTACGGACAAACCTCTGCAGATCTCCCACCTTCCACAAACAAGTTTAGAGGCTCGCTAGGAAATATTCGTATTGTGACAGATCTGCTTGATGGTAATACCAATTTTACAAAGCCTGCAGCACTTCTTCCTCTTGTGAACAACACAGAGCTATTGCTGGATTTTCAAGCCACAGACATCCCGTCCTATTCTGTAGCCTATCTGTATGCAGGAGAGCCCGGCAAAGCGAACGGCGATCAACCTCGGCTCTACGATTGGCTCGCAGGAGGAGGCACATATTTCTATAGCGACAGTACACGTACTGCACCTCTTGCGTCAGGGCTGCCTTTGAAAGGAGCAATCATAAATATCTTGGGTATGGATGACGAGTATTCTCAGGCTTCTACTACGCCTCCTGCAGGAATGGTCAATCCGCAGATCGAGGCAGTGTCGGTACTAGTGATGCAAATATCTGCAGATAGAATGCCTACCAGAATAGAAGGAAGTATAGGCTATCGAAAAAATAACAAAATGCCGGGATCGTTTGAAGATAACTGGGATAATTACGTACGCATACATTCTTCAACAATATCTTGCGATATCAATCTACCTAATGCTAATCTTTTAATTGATCAGGTAACTATAAATTAATATGGGGTCTATCATAGCCAACAACATTACTTTAAACAGCTCCACAAACGTTAAAACCTTGCAGACTAGTGCAGGGAATGTGCCTACTAGCGGAGCGTCAGGCCAGGTTCGGTTGAGAAATGGGGCTACCAACTCAGGAAACATTACAGCCACGGATGTATTCGTCACAGGAGGAAGCGTAAATAACGGAAACATTGTTGCGGCTCGGACTACTATAGATACCACAGGCACTAACACAGGAAGTATAACCACACCCACAGTTATTCTAAAGGGTGTGAATGGAGGACAGATTCTTGGGAATTTGCGCAGGTATCCTGGCTCCGTGAATACAGGCTCTGTGAGCAGATTTGTAGTCAGTAGTACTCCGGAAGAAGAAACTTACATTGATGAGAAGGTAGGTTTATCTTTAAGCGTCTCTGCCTACTATGGACCGAACAGCTCAGCACAGATAACGTATAAATGGCAAAAAAGCTCAAGCGCTCCGTTCACCTCTTGGACAGATCTTCCTTCGACTTCAAACACATACACACAAGCATCAGATTTTTTAGCTTTAGAGAATCAAAGAATTCGTTGTGTTTTAACTACTTCTGCAGATCCTGGAGCAGTGTATGTAGCGGAAACAACAATTAAAGTTCAACGAGTATATAATAATTATATCTATAGTGGACTCATCAATGCAGGCTCATGGGTAGGTACACAGGTAATTGACAAGGCTGTGCATAACGCAGCAGGGCAAATATCTTTGCTAGGTTCAGGATTTTATGAGTTCACCGACGGTTTAGTTCGTAGAGTGGAGACATACTCCTCTACCGATCCTACCGGAACGGATCCTAAGGGAAATACTTTCGCCAATGCAGGCGTCAATGGTTATTATAATCAATATGTTGAGTTGCTAAGTTCTGTTGTTATAGATGGAGGTCCTTGCGGAGTTGACGATCAGAACAACCCTACAGACGGAGAAGGACCATCCTTCTTCAGTGAGCTGTATGAAGGCTATTTCTTTTTAAACGGCTTACCATTTACAGGGACAGTATCCGCAGCGCGCAACAGCCGCACAGCAGATACTACTGGAACTATTTTTAGTTGCACTACAAGCACGGAAACAAAAAAGTTTTTTCTGGGAGTGATTGTTGACGATATTCCTAGTCACACAGTAGACAGTGACGGCAAAATAACCGTACATGACTCTGTAAACTTTGCAACCAAAGGGCTAACTTCTCTAAGATTTAACAATGTAAAAAGAGTTGAGGGAGACTTTAGAATAAACGGTAACTCCCTACAGTATGGGCTCTATCGTTGTGTTGCGGAGAGTATTACAGGTGCTTTTGTCTGCTCAGGTGTTGCAATAGGGTCTCTTTCAAACTGTACTCCTAGTGTAGGATCTTTAGATTGTTCTTATTGCGCACTAACAACCCTAAAAGGAGCTCCTGTTCTAACTGGAGTAGCAGGACCAGGATTTAATTGCTCTAACAATAATCTCACAAGTCTTCAGTACGTTCCAACCATTCCTAATGGAGCAAGTTTTGACTGCTCTTTTAATCAAATAACCAGTTTACAACACTTTTCTGCTGCAGGGAATGTACACAACTTTTATTGCATGTGGAACAGTTTAACTAGTCTGCAAGGCTTTAATGTTCCAGGAACTCTTCAAGAGTTTGACTGTAATCGAAATCACCCACTAACTAGTTTGCGTTACGGTCCTACCGACAAACAGCTCGTCTCGTACAATTGTAGCAATCTACCTAACTTAACGAGCTTGCAATACTTACCTCAAAGCATCACGACTCTAAGAGCAGAAAATACAGGCATTACAAATGTAAATTATATGCCTTGCGCAGGAGTAAATTTTTTCCTTGGAGGAAAAATGTTTCCTGTGACTGCTGACCAATGTGGAGTTAAATGGGTATATTTAAACAACACAAGAACAGCAGAGGTCGATTTTCTTGGAGCCTATAGTACAGGTTACTTCTCCCCTAAAGGAACGCTGGCTACAACCTACTCAACTACTACTCCTCAAAAAGCCATAGACACAGGAGATTTCTATACCTACGCTAACGGCGTACCCACAAAAGTTAGAGATGGTGTTTTGTGGAATGGCGCTTCTATATATTACGTGGGAGGCAAATACAAAGTGGATGGCAGCCATTCCACTCCAACAGGAATTCAAGGAGACTTGCTGTCCCTTAATATAGCTGACGTGGTTTTTACAGGTACGTTATCCTTAAGTCCGGGCAGTTACACATCGCTAGGCCTTCCTAGTGAAATAGGAACTTTGATAGTAGTGCCTAATTCGCTGACTTCTGTTGTAGGTACTGCAACCATAGGTACGCTTATTTTTTCAGGAAATGTACAGTTACCTGAAAGTGAGTATAACAAGTGGAATTTCACGTCGTTTCAATTGTTAAATGGCAGCTTTACAACTGTAAGCATTCCTAATGTGTCGGGAGATGTTCTAATCAGTAACACAGCAATCTCTTCATTATTATCTATAGGGAATGTAGGAGGGTCATTGACTGTACAGTCAGCCAATTACGGAGGTGGATATATAGCTAACATTGGAACTGTAGCAGGGACGACGACTTTTTTGAGTGTAAGAGTCGCCGAAGTAACTATAGCAGGAACCCACACATTTCTTGCGTCAATAATGCCAAATTTAACTAAGGTAACTATAGGAGGATCCTCAATGAGTAGTGTAGAATTCCAGAACGCTGCACAGCTAGCGCAGCTGGATCTACCTCAAACTGTAAATAGGCTGGTGTTAAATAACACAAAACTTACCGACTATACTAATTTTCCCTGCACTATAAGTCAATTTTCTAATGCTTATGCTGCGGCGCAAAGTGTGACCTCTGTCGATAAGTGTGGGGTATGGTGGTTTTATAACAATAATACGAGAGTAAAGGCCCTAGGAGTAATGTCCATAGGGTACTTTACCACGGCAGGAGTCAAAGACCTCACATACTCAAACTCTATTCCTCAAACAGCCTTAGACACAGGAGATTTCTATACATTCAGCAATGGAACTCCTACCATGGGACGCAAAGGTTTAGTAATCTTGCCATACTTGGCGCCCGTACAGGTTTCATACGACAGTGTAACTCAAAAATTCACTGTTCCGTCCGTGAGCTGGAATGTGCCGTACGGACCAAACTTCACAATCGGATATGCAGACTTTTCTAATGTCACGGTTCTAGGTGATTTAAACATAACCTTTCCTAGCGGGCAAGCAATAATTTACGACTATCCTGCCAGCTATGCTCCAGTTGAAGTAACGGGTACACTACGATATAGAGCAGCGCAGGGTTCTGGTATATCGAAAACCTATGCTGATCTAAGTCATACTGCAAGAAAAGTAGGAAATTTAGACTTTGGAGAAAATACCGACATTTCTAGACCCGTTGTAGAGTTGTTGTCTTTTGCAGGTTGTCCTACGGTAACAGGAGAATTCACTTATGGGAGTTCCTTCACGCTGCCTCCCAGCTTTTCTACATTTCCTGCAGGAGTTCAGATAAATACTTTTAACCTTTTTGTAACCAGAGCTAATGGTTTGATAAATCTTAGCGCGCTTCCTACCTCTATTGTAACTTTTAGATTCAGCGGGAGTGGAAATTTTGGAGTTGGCAATATTCCTGCAAATGTACAGAACATTACATTGAATGTCGGCGTATTTGGGACGACGTCCGATCTCTCAACACTACCTGCTACACTAAATAGCCTTACGATAACAGGGACCGGGCTTATACGTAGAATGCTAACGAATGCTCCATGCACAATAAACAGTATAAGTTTACCTGGATTGCAGAGTCACGAAAGATTAATAGTTCCAGACCGTTGTGGAGTTTGGTGGAGCTACTCTTCAACAGGAAGGACGCAAGTACAGCAGAGCATGGCTTTAAGTATAGGCTACTTTGATCAGACTTTAGACGCCATATCTACAACATATACGAACTCTACTCCTCAAAAAGCCGCAGACACAGGAGACTTCTATACCTACGCTAACGGCGTGCCTACTAAGGTAAGGGACGGACGCGTATCTAATTACATACATAATAATGGCTACCCGTATACTCAGGTATATACCTTAGCTTCGTACAATTCTAGCAAGCAGCTGTATGTTGTGAATGATCGTGTGACCCATGGAAATTATGATCCTCAAGGCACAGGTTTGACTGCTAACTTGGCTGATTGCTTGCTTACCGACTCTCTTATAACGCTTTCATACCTTCCGGACAGATCCAACGCGATCATGCCTCTCCTTCCCCGCGAAGTTCAAGGGGATGCTCTTATGACGCTAGAGAGGGCAACCAATTTCACAGGACTTCCACGAGTAATTATAGGGTCTTGTTCTCTGGAGTACTTATCCATCTCGGAGGCAAACATGGACAGTCTCGCTAGCAATTTTCCTACTTATATTGGAGGTAATTTATTAATAAGGTACTCTACCGGGGTAGATTTTGGTGCCACTCCAAAAACCATATTAGGAAACATCAGCGTGGTCAGCCTTAAAAATAACAGCTTGATCGACTCTCGAGTATCAAGCATAACCTCCACAAACGGGAAAAGATTAACGGTCACTAGTACAGGCAAAATATACGAGTACAATAACGGCACGTACTCTCTTATTAACTAAAACTTAGTATGCGGTTTAAAATACCTGGCAAGGAAGATGTAGATCTTTCTCAACTCCTCAGCGTACAAGTGGCAGGAGTCGAGTTGCTTCAAGGGAGAAGAGTTGTGAAGTTTACGAAAAGTCTTGATGCCGACTATGTTAAAAGTAACAAGTACTTTGAGGTAGCCGACAATTTACTGTCTGACAAGACAGAGATACAGTTCACGTACAGACTCAACGGAGAAATCAAGACGGTCTCTGTGGACAAGCGGAAACATCTACAAGATCTTTTCTACGACTATGCAGAAAAATATAAAGACCTGTATCTGTTCGACTGTGCGGAGAGCTTACTTTCTTTGCCTTGCTATATAGTTGATACAGGAATAGGTATAAATACAGCTGAAGAGCATTTACGCTCTGCGGGGTTTAATTCTATAACTTTTATTCCCTCGAGCGATATAGAAAACATACAAGACAGAATCACGTACAATCACGGACAAGCATGGAAAAAAGCTGTTGAAGAAGAACACAAAAGATTTTTGATAGTAGACTCTGACTGTGTGTTCACTTCAAATTTTTTTAATTCGCTACTAAATATTAAAGGAATAGTTCCTGAGCTGGTCGACGTCTTGTTTCTAGGAGGAAGGCACCCTATCTCTATTGAGACAGAAGCAAACTATAGTAATTTCGTAAAGCTTGATGCTTGCTTCGCCTACATAGGAACTAGGGAAATTTTATATGAGTGGATAGGTAAGGTAGCAAATAGTGAGAAGCAGCTTCAGCTAGCTAGCGTAGTTTCAACTAGCGGAGTCAAGCAGTTCGCTCTAACGCATTCTCCTTTTTTAAGTGAAAACTTTAGAGACTTCAGGCTGCAGAGTTGTGGAGATCTTGGACTCGCATATAAAAGCAAGAGTAGTACCAAACATTACCCGTTAGCTTTTCATGATGAGGATATCAGAGAATTAGACTCTTCCTTCTGGGCTCAGGTCTATCCTGAGACTGAGCATGAGTTTAACACAGGAGAGTATCTGTTGTGGGAATCTCCAGATAAAGACAATGTGGACAGCATCATAAAG